CACACTTGATTAAATATCGAGTTTTATCCGCATCTTCCCCAAGGTGCGGTTTTTTTTATAAAAAAATATTAATTTTTTGCCTTTCCTAAGAAAAAAACGATGTTTTAAATACTTGCTTAAATATAATTTTTTCTAAATCTCCCGAGAAAAATATAAATAAGGCAAGAAATGCATTTTCATTTATTTCTGCCGTTGAAAATACCTGCATGTACCCTGATAAATAAGATAGCAATCCAGATATTGCTTCTTATTCTATTATCAGAATCGATAATGAAGTCTCAGCTAGTTTATAAAATCAGGAGGGTGTTACGATGAGTAATTTCAGTTTATCACCACTATTCCGTCGGAGTATTGGTTTTGACCGCTTAAGTGATCTATTCGATTTTGCATTACAAAGCGATACGCCAAACTATCCCCACTATAATATTGAAAAAGCAGGAGATAATAATTATCGTATTTCTATTGCAACTGCAGGATTTAATCAGGATCAACTTGAGATTAATTTGGAAAACAAGGTACTGACTATAATTGGTGAAGTAGTAGAAGAAGAAAAAAATGATCCAAACGTTGAATATTTATATAAGAATATGCAGCAAGCCGTTCATTTAAGTTATCGTTACGCCTAGATGAGCATGTCGAGATTCAGCAGGCAGATTATGACAATGGTTTATTGACTATAGAGCTGCAACGGAATGTCCCTGAAAAGGCGATGGCACGCCAGATTCCTATTGGTCGTAAAAAACAATGAACAGGTATGGGGAGAGTCGAAGACTCAATAATAAAAATAGTTTTCTAATAAGAATAGAACAAATTTAAGCCACCTTCGGGTGGTTTTTATTACCTTCAGAACTAGGTTGCTGGTTTGATTATTTGTTGCAATAATTAAATTTCAGACTTATTTAATATAGATATATATTTAATACCTATATATATTTATATTTTTTATAGATTGTCTATTGTTTGATCGTTGTATATTTTATCAACTATCCTAAATCAGCGCAAAATGGTTAAGGGGGAAGCTCACAGGAATGTGGGCTTTTTTATTTTATACACATAAATTAACCTTTCATTTAAAAAAACTTTCCAAATAGCTTTGGAATGCAATCCATATAGATGATACCTATAGAGGTTGTTATTTCTAATCTATTGAGGTGAGCAATGAAATTACTAACATTGATTGGCGCAGGCGTATTGGCTGGATATTGTTATAAAAAGGCTAAATACAAAAAGGGAAATGCAAAAAACTGTTCTCATCACGAAGCGGAGACAGAATCTAAGGCATCAAATACCCCTGAATAAATTAATAAAAGACCTCACAAATGAGTGAGGTCTTCGACTATTTAGAAAGGAAAAATAACAATCAAATGCAAATATTGGCTAAATTAATCCTTGGCCTTGTTTAACTGAAGAAACGACTAGGCTGAGTATTTGTTGATTTTGCAATTAGTAGCTTTCTAGGTAATTTATATATTTATGAGAAGTCCTCAACTAGTTTAACAAGTACTTAAAGAAACATAAAACTAACGGGTAAAAACTATTAGTATATATTTCCTATACTTAAATGAATCTATTCAGAAGTTATCTTTAAATAGTTTAAAGAGAAAATATTTGGCTAAGGACTATAAAATGGTAATCAGGGATTGATTTGTTTAATTTTATATTAATTTCTATAGTTAGATGAGATTTTTAAATTCTAGGGATCATTCCCCTTATATTTTGAAATAGGGGGGGCACTAAAGCAAGGAGATCGATATGTTCCAGTTCGTACTTTGCTTATTTGGCCTACATAGTACGATTGAGTTTGAATGTACGGCTGATAGCGAAGAAATTAAGTTATGTCGCGATTGCTTGAAAGAAATTAAATAGTTTTAGTAGAGCAGGGCTACATGTATTTGGATATAAAGTTACCCTGTTTCTTAAGGTGAAGTCAGGGTTTGTCTATTAGAAGCTAAAAAATATCATTAAATATTCAATAGAAACTAAAAATGATAAATCTTTGTATGTGGTTCAATGATTTTGATGAAAATGATCAGTGTGAATAATGAAAGTCATATTTTTAAAGATTGCATATTGAAGTATATCGTCTGTCGATTTAATGATAGAAAATATAATTAACTGGATTCATTAGATTTAATCTGAATTAATAAAGTGCAAATATTTTAAAATTTCTAGTAATCCTTTATATTTAGGATTCAGTGTTAAGATAGGCTACAATATAAGTAACAAGAAGTCAGAGTGTCCTTTAATGACTAAGCTTGAAATATTAATAACTTTATTGGCTATCGTAATTATTAGTACAGTCATCTACGTATTGGCCCATACTTTGTAATCAAACCTCCCTCGGGAGGTTTTTTATGAAGTATTATTTGTGGATACTCATTCATATAAAGCTGTAATGAACCAAAAGCTCATAAAAAATATACCAAGTATCAAATGTTAATGAAATAAGGTGGATATTTTTATTGATAATGAGAAATTTCTGATATTATTTGATGTATGACAATGATTTAATTAACAAAAAATTGGATAAAATTTTGTAAAATTAATTTCGTAAAATCTAAGAATTTACAAAAAATAAACTTTATAGATTGTTGAGCCGAGATGAAGACAAACGAATACAATATGATTCATTCTTAAATCTTTTAAGTTTATAAATCATTAGGTAAGCCTATTTTAATGCTCAATCTTCCCCTCCAGTCGCGACTTGGCGGATTCTATTTCTGTTATAGCATACTTGTGGGGTTTGTTAGTTAATTAAATTAAATAAAAACAATTATTTATAATGATTTTTAAGGGTGTTTTATTGCTTAAAAGTTTGACTTGTAGACTATTTGTAGACTATTGAGAAACATGATTTAATCATTGCGAGCTAAAATTTTGATGATCAAATTATGAAACTCAACAAGTCCAATGTTGATGCTATCTCATTGTGTGATTCTGGTCAAAAGATATACCGTGACCAGGAGTTAATCGGATTCGCTGTCCGAGCTACCACCAAATCTAAATCTTATATTGTGGAGCGCCGTCATGCAGGGAAGCTTTACCGAGTCGTACTCGGTAAGACCAATGAAATATCTGCAATCGCTGCACGTGCCAAAGCACAAATGATTTTGGCTCAAATTGCTAATGGGGAATACCAGAAACCAGTAAAAGGGAAGGCTGCTGAGAACCCACTGGATATCACAGTAGGTCAGGCACTGGATATCTATATCAAGCGCAATGACTTTAAACCTAAAACTATACGTCAATATAATAAATATTTTGACCTATATTTAGGCTGGTCAAATCGAAAGCTATTTGAGATTACTAAAAATGAAGTACTGGATAAGTTCCTGACAGTTTCAGAACTCAGCAAATCATCCGCAAATGGAGCTATTTCACTACTAGGTACATTGTGGAAATATATCCATGTGCTTTATTCATCGGACGAAGCTCCAATCCTAAAATCTAATCCGGTTGATATTATTTCGGTTACCAAAGGCTGGAATACACTTGAACGTCGAGAGCGTCATCTACATAAAGATGTTATTCACAAATATTATGATGCTGTCCTGAATTACCAAGATGAATTGAATCTTGAAAATACAGCACGCTCGAATACTCACCGAGACATCATCCTATTTACGATGTACACCGGTTGCCGTCGTCAGGAAGTTTGTGGTCTGAAGTGGTCAGATATCAATTTTAAAACTGGTACCGTACTTTTTAGAGATACAAAAAATGGTACGGACCATCTGTTCCCAGTAGGTGATCATCTACTGAAGATCTTAAAGGACCGTTACCTGTTAAGAGAAAATGACTGGGTGTTCCCAGCAACTAAAATGCCGACTGCAGCTAACATGCATGCAACTAAGGTTGACCGTGCATTAAAAGTGCTTGGGGATCAGGTGGACTACTATGTATCAATGCATGATTTCAGACGTACCTTTGCCACGATCTGTAACCTACTACGCTTCAATATCTATGTGACTAAGCGACTTCTCAACCATACACAAAAGCCACGCATTGATGTCACTGGCGGTTATGTACAAATTCCCATGGAAGAGCTGAAAGCATCTATGAATATGATTGAAGCGGTATATCAAGGAAAAATAGACTGCTTTAATTATGAAAGCGTTTGGGATGAACGTCTAAAACAAATAAAGGCAGGGTAAACCTGCCTTTTACTATGCATATTGCGCTGTACAGGTGACTGTACGGCTTTTCTCATATGCCAGTACATCACTTTTCTTATAGGCTACACGCCGTCCAATTTTGGTGTAAGGCAAGTCAGATCCATCACACCGCATACGTGCCAGCGTCCAAGGTGAACAACCCAAGTACATGGCTACAACCTCATGACTAAAGTTTTGATCAGCTGGAGCTTTTAGAAACCGCTGAAGCATTTCTTGTTTATTCGCTTCAGTTTCATTTGCTAAACTTTTTAAGCTCATTAAGAAATCTCCTTTAAACTTTTTTTACCGTTTCAGGCAGTCCAAACACATCTTTAAAAGCTTCATCAAATCCACCACTAGCAATGAATTGATCGATACTGTTTTCAGGTTCTTCATGCTGTTCAGTATGGGGTGAAAGCATGAGGTAGATTGCATCTATATTTTCTTTATTGATTTGAATGATGGTTGATCCATTCTTGTATGTCATAGGAAGTCGTAAATCTCCCTTATAACCTTCAACAAATGTCAAAAATGCTTCTGTTTCTGTCTGGTTTAATACCAGGTCAAAAGGCAATTCTTTATGTAGCTCACCAATAATGAAGTTGGCCACCTGGAGCTTAAACATTGGCTGGCTCCTGTGCTTCAATCATGGCTTTATAATCACGCCAAAATTCCCACTTTTTAGATTTGACCTGATCCTTATATGATTGCTCCGCAATTTCACTCCAAACCGGATCATTCTCGTGTCTTGGCTTATCGATGCGATCAATCGCCATTTTTTCCGCAATCTGCTCAGGCAACTCTTTCTTAACCAAAACAAACCCTTCCGGCACCGCTTGGGCTTTGGCTGCTTGCCATGCTGACCACGCGTAAGACATAGACATGTCATCAAAATTTCCATCTTCATCTAGCTCAAACATAAACCCCGCTGAACCAATACTTCTCATGTGAGCTAAGAACAATTCTTTTTCTTTCTGAAAATCCATCACGCCACCTCATTATCTAAAAAGGTAGTTTCATCCCACCAATTAGGGTTTTCTTGCAAGTATTTAGAATGTTCATCAGCAGAAAGATCCCATTCCTCAAGAGTGACCGCTTCAGCAATGCACTCACCAACTGTTTCAAATGCTTCAATAGCTTCTCTACGCAAACGTTGAACAACTTGCTCACCCAATTCTTTTGATGGAACAGGGTATAAAATTTCTTCTGAATCAGGTTCTTCGGGAATATTGACTGCCCACAATTTGTTATCTTCCATCACGCCATCTCCACATCTAAATACATTGGGCAACGCAAGTGCATCTCATATTCATCAAATAACACCTGACATGCCGCATTGCCTGTTAAATCTTTCTTTAAAAACACATAGCTCAATGCTTTACGTGTGCCTTTCCCACTAAAAGTCGAACTGCCATCTGCAAGTTCTTTTTTCACATAACCCAATTTTTCCAACCAAAGCTTGAAGCCTGCTTCATGTTTCTGTTTGATTCTGAAGATCATCTGTACCCCCAGCTGTAAATAAAGTTTTGAATACAATCTTCAATACCGATAAGACTGATATTGCGATAAGTCCGGATCCGACCTCCGTGCTGAATAATCAGCACTCGGGTCATTGATGAATATTGATAACTCATGATGCCTCGCTATTGTAATCAGCATGTTGCATTGCAGTTTTACGCTCAGCGTAAATTTGCAATAGTTCCTGGTGATCTTCTGGATTGAATTTTGCAGCTGGTATTGCTGGCGCTAGACGCTCTAAAGCTTCAATCGAATCCATTTCCTGAATGCGGTTAATCAGCATCTTTTTCTTTTGTGTATAGAGCATATCGACTGGATAGCTTGATTGACCGCTACCTGACATCATGTCTTTACAGATTTTGTCCTTAACAACCTTAGTGGCTTGTTGATCAATTTCATCAATCAAACTTGGTTGCATGACTTCAATGACCTCATCTGCGATTGATTCAGGTTCAACCTTAGGCGTGTATTGCTCAGGATCCAGTTCAAGCAATTTATCTTCAGTCAGCTTGCACAAGTGCTGTTGATCTTTTTGGTCTAAGTATCCATTGGCCAAAAATACGTGACGGAATGAAAGAACGTCATCAGCCTTAGTAAACTGGTCAATTTGTGCTGTGAATTTCTCAACAAGCTTTACAGGGTCGGTTTCAACTGAATCTTCTTCAGTTTCTGTAACTGGTGATTCAGTATTATCAGTGGCTTCTTGCTCTATGGATTCAATAGGCTGAACTACCTCTGGCTCAGGCTGTTCAGTATCGTCCTTGGCTTTTCGACTACGACGCTTCTTTTCAGGCTTGTAATGACTTTCTATCGTCAAAGGGTAAGCAATAGTTCGTCCAAGGAGTTTACCAATTGCTTGTAGCTGTAATTCAGCATTCTCCTGATCCATCTGGGCAAAACCATTTTTTACACATTCAACATACTTGCCAGACAGTGAAGTGAATTGAGTGTGTGCAATGTGATCAGGGTAAACTAGAAAGATTTCCTGATCTTCCACGACGTCATCAAGAGTTAAAGGCTTAGTGAAGGTAATGCCAGCCAACTCCATAGTTTCAACTTTGATAGAGAACTCATAGCCTGGCATTGCAAAGATAGTTGCCGGGAAACGATCCAAATCATCGAAATCCATCAATTCACCAACGGCGCGGCACATAATTTTTCGGCCAGCCATCATTGCTTCAAAAGCTTCTTTTCCGTTTAAAATTTTCATGCCATTGATTCCTTCGCTAATTGTTCAATTTCTTGTTGTACCGCTGCCAGTTTGCTGGCTTCAATTTGGTTTAGTGCATCAATACCTAGGTGCTCACATACTGTTTTTGCATCCAGACCGCGTGCATCGATAAAGTCTTGGAACTCAGCTAATTGTTGATCCGAAAGTCCAAAGAACTCAGCAGGTTCACACCAAGCACCACGCTCTTTGTCAAACTGACAACCCATTTCTTCAGCACGTGTTTTCAGAGCTGCGCGCATTTGCTTGTAATACGTGTGATTCTTATCAATAGATTCGGTGAGCTGATTTAAATCGCTGGCATACTGAGCTTCGGTACAGCTTTGAGTCCAGTTGTCTAAATCTTCCTGAGCCTTCATCGTTGCCAACTGTTCAGGTGTCATGGTATTGATGTGATCCTTAGCCTGCTTAATCAGGTCAGCTAAGAATGAGGGATTAGCTTTTAAATCAGGTACCCATACCTCACCAGTTTCACCACCCAAACCACCTGCATTTTTGGCATGGTGAGTAGGGCATGGTCTAAAGCTGATAACTCGCTCATGTTTACCTTCGCCTGTTTGCACAGTAGTCAGGTAACCCATTACATCTGCAATGCGATATAGCTCATTACGGTTCTTACCACCCAGATCAGGACGATAGATTACCTGGTCGCCGTTCTGGTCTTCTGATGCATGTGCAATGAACACAACATCCTTACCGGCAGAAATCAGCGTGTTCACGTATTGCTTAAAGATGTTATTGGCCAGTCCCTGGGCTTTAAGTTTCAGTGAGCCATCTTTCTGCTTATTGGTACTGTTTAGCATTAGATGAGTCTTGATGCTTTCCAGCATTGCGCCCACAGTATCAATAACCACGGTGTTATAAGGTGCCAAGTCTTGAGGTGTAAGGTTCGCAACATCGGCCCATTGATTCACCTGGACAACTGCACCGCGACGAAGTTCACCGGTACGGTGCGCGCCTTTGTCAAAGTCAAAAGAAATAGCCTTGTCACCTGTAAAGCCAATAGATGTTTTCCCTAAGCCTGGATCGGCATACAGGTAAGTAATAATTGCTGAAACTAGTAAAGGCTGATCAGCTGGAATGATAGGTAAAGCCATGATTACACCTCCACCAAGTTATTTTTTTCAATGAAAGTGGAGAGCAATAAATTGATATTGCGGTGGTCGTTGTAATCAGTGAAGTCGTTATATGGATTGCCATTGGCATCCGTGATCTGGTCAACGGCTAAATTGGTGATTTCAACCGCTGTAAAGTCAGAGCCTGGAACGCCGTAGCTGTCTTTATAGGACTCAAAGTCAAAACTAACCTGTACACGGAAGCCATCAAGCTTTACAACAGCAACACCAGTTTCACCATCGATTTTAAGAGTTTGCACGCCGTATTCAGAAGGCTGGGAATTGCTATAGCTTGGCTTGTATTCAGTTGCTTCCGGTTTAGCAATTAGAGCTAATGCAGCAAGTGTTAATGCTGAAGAAGCAAGAAACACTTTTGCAGAGTTGAAAGGATTTGGTTTTACGTTCATAATTTATTTACTCACTGATAGAGAGTGGGTCGGGCCTCAGGTAGTTCGAGCTACGTTGGGGCTTTTCTTCGTCTATGAGATAAATATACCTGTGAGGTAAAATAAAGTAAATACCTGATAGGTAAAATTGGTAAAATTATTTTTACTCTTCAGGTGAAATAAGTTTTAATAGACAAAAGAAAACCCATCACAGGGATGGGTTGGATGGAGATTATAATAATGACTAGAGAAGAGTTTCGGGCGAATCTATATCAAACATATGTGTCTTTAGGTACACATGATCATGTACTGATACAGGAGTACATAAATATAGCTGAAGCTTATGTATTCGATAATAAGCAGCTCACTATTACTGATCAAGAGGCGATGGTTTCAAGACTTACCGAAAGTCAAAATTAGTTATCTGAACCAATTATCTTCAAGCATTCAGTATAAATTTCTTTCCAGTACTCAACTTCACCGGATCGAATATTATCCTTCATATTTTGAGTTAATTGATGGGACAATCGTGTTTGTATGATTTTATCAGCCATCTCAATAGCTAAGCGTTTTTCTTCAATTGAAGGCATATTTTTCTCCACCCGATCCAAGAGCCGCGTCGGGTTCGCGTTTTTTATTAATTAGTCTCAGGTGATTTGCTTAGGGCTTTATCCTGATACATTTTTTCATCTGCCTCTATGATAGCTGCTGATAGACCGTATGTGGGATTTCGCATTGCAAAACCAATTGCAGCACTAATGCCAGCTTTTGCAATAGCAGTTTGAATTCTGGTTGCAAGTTTATCCGCATTTTCTCGGTTGGTTTCAATACTGAGTACAGCAAACTCATCACCACCTAAACGAGCGACAATATCATTATTGCGTACAGCGTTTTTGAGGGTTAAAGCCATTTTTTGAATGAGTTCATCACCTGCAGCATGCCCCAAAGTATCATTGGTGATTTTGAGGTCATTAAGATCAATCATGAGAATAGCAACAGGGTGACCATATCGCTTACAGCGCTTTTCTTCTAATACAATTAACTGGTCCCAAGCACGACGGTTAAAAAGGCCAGTCATGGGATCGGACAATGCCTCCATTTCAAACCGTTCAGCTTTACGTATGTACTCAGCGGCTTTTAATTCAGCTTGAATATTATAGCTAAGCACTTGTGCTAGCAGCTCAAATAATGGAGCTTCCTCGACCAGAGTTTTAGATTGAGGTTCAGGATCGATTGCACAGAGAGTGCCAAAAAGGGACCCATCTTCTTTATACAGAGGTTGGCCGATATAGGCTTTAATTGGGACTAAGTGATTTATAGGTGCGTCTACGTAAACTTGAATATCAGGTGAATAGGGGGCAATGCGGGGCGCATTATTTTGTACCATGTGTGAGCAGAAAGAATCTGCCCATCGAAATACTTGTCCTGGCTTAACGTTATAGCCATTATCTTCACTTAGTAACACGATCCAGTCATCACCTTCGGTACGGGTAATCATCCATAACTTAAATCCAAATCGTTGAGATAAGAATTTTAAAATGGCTTGGCCAGCCTCTTCGAAATTCTTAAAGTTAATATTATTCATTAAGTTAGTCCGATGTTTGTACTAAGAGAGATGTGAAAAAAACAATTTTTAGACTACAGCGTCATATATTATAATTTTAAACTGATTAGCTCACTAATTATTCAAAAATTTAACTCACTTTACTTAAAATTTTTAGAAATTCCATCGGCTAATAAATAGGAATATTACTTCATATAATAAAAAGATAACCCACCACTGGGGTGGGTTATCCTGCAACAATAATCTTATTTTTTGTATTCAGTAATACTGATAGGTTTGTCTTTCATAAACTCTACAATACCTTCACCAGCTTTGAAGTGAATTGAAACACCATCATTATTGGCTAAACGCATACCACTTCCTGAAATAGCTCGCTTAAGGTGATAAACCTTGCCAGAATTATCTGTCATTTCTGCAGTTTCAAAATTATCCGAAGATTTCAATTCAACTGTAAGATCCATTGGACCAGTAAAGTTAATTACCTGAGTTTCAGCCGGAGTATTGCTCACAACTTTTTCTTGTACCACTTCGTTTTTTGGATTTGAAGTACAGCCAGTAATCGCCAATCCTAACAATGCTGCACCTAACAAATATTTCATTGATACTTACCTTTCTATTTCTGAATCATAGGTATCTTTATACTAATTATTATAATGTAACATTTAAAGACAAGGTTACACTTACCTTACATAAAGAAAAACCCGCGGATAGCGGGTTAGTGATGCTTTACTTAGTTATTACAGACCTGGTCATGAGAGGTCTTAAGTCCAATATAAAGATTTAATATTTCAGAAGTAAAAAAGCTTTAGCACTGAATAGCATCTTTCTCTTTGTAGTGATCCAAAACCAAATCCATATCAGCCAAAAGCACAGCTTCAGAGTATTCACCGGGTGATAGCTTCAACAAGTTAGGCATATAGTTTTTTTGATACTCGCGCGGGTAGTCTCTGCATAAAATTTTAATCCGCACATCTTGTGTGGTGAACTCTGAGTCTAATTTTTCTATGTATTTGCTCAGAATATTATCTGAGTTCTCAAGAGCTGCTGTGGTGGTGATTGGATCTATATCTTCAGTTGGTTGCTCTTGGCAGCCAACAAAAGCCAAAGATAAGAGTAGGGTAGTAAGTGTGATGTATTTCATAGTTATAGGTTTATTGTTATTGGAGTTTGAATTATATAGAGAATTTTATAAAAGAAAACCCACCGCTGGGGTGGGTTGTTTGGGATCTTTTACTAAAGTTATTTATTGCTTAAAACCTTAGCTTTAGCCTCCCTAGATTCTTTACGGCTTTTTAGGTCTTTCTCTAATAGGGATATCTCATGCAAATCACTCCATGCTAAGAAGCAACTCAATATTGAAGTCAAACCAACCGAAAGTATTAAGGATAATAAAAACTTATCAGACAAAATACCCATAGAATTAGATATATACATACAAAATACTATAAAGATAAAAAGTATAGCGACATAAAGGGATGATTTTCTTCGAATATCTATTGTTGAGGTTAATCTATCTCGTTCGCTCTGATTTAATCCATCAAGCTTCATAGCATCTAACATGCCTTTATAGGCTAAGAAAATTTGACTTAAAGGTAACACCAGAACAAAAGAAAACTGTGCAATGCTGATATTGATATCTAGATATAAGTATTTGAATGTAATTGAAAAAATGGCAAAAAGGGCTACCAATACCAGAGATATAAATCTAGCATTATTATAAAAAGGCAAGTAGCGTTTAGCCATGTTAATCACCAAAGTTGATATTGGTAGTCATCCAATTATACATCTGAACCTTCAAACCTTCGTTATAAATTTTATCATTGATTGTTTCGACTGGGATTTTTCCACTCATTTTCAGGTTATCAGCAGTAACTTTCGTCCCATCTTCCAGAGTGATTACATAATCATCATTGTGACGCATAGATGAAGCCACAGAATCAATAACCTTCTGACCACTTTTAGATGTCCGTCGATTATATGTAAGTGTTAATTTGAGCTTAAGGTTTGCATCATCAAGACTCTCCTCGAGTTTTAATTTATCTAAATCCACGCCAAATGCAGTTTTAAGAACATCTACCACATTATCCTCGATTTTATAATCTATTTTGGCTGGAAGGTTTTGTTCAATATTGTGTATAGGTTGCATTTCACAAGAGCCTATACCCGAGGAAATTGCTATTGATTTTGCTGGAGTTGAATCAAGTTTTTGTTTTACGGCAGGGTTAGGAGAGTCTTTTAAAATAAGAGCGCTGTTTTGAGGTAAAACTTTAGCCGCCTCACCAAGCAGCCATCCTAAATACGACTCCAGTGTGCGGGCTGTGAGCGACCTTGATTGAATAATAGCTACATGATTATCTATTACACCAAAATAAAGAACGCTATCAATGAACTCTTTTCTTACGGTTTCACCAATCGTTTCATCTCCCTCATCATCAGGGAGATCTTCTGTTAAATACGTCTTGATTGAAAATTCTGATGCATCATCTCCCTCAATTCTAAGGACAGCCTGAGCCTTTCCAGACTCAACTATGATTAATTCACCAAAAAACATACTTTGATGTGAGCTAGCATGATTTATAAGAATAAAATCATCTTTGGTTGCGGAAATAAATTGTTGTCTATTGGCAGCTTTGTAGAAAAAAGATTCTTTTTCAAGTAGCTGTGCTTTTAACAATTGTCCTAAATTTGCCCCTTTTAGAAAGTCCACCTTTTTATAATGCACTACCTTTTCTTTTACTACAGTACTCATATTCCCCTCCATCCGATCCAAGAGCCGCTCGGGTTGCGGCAAACTAATCACCCATTAAAATGCTTGATAGATATGAATAAATCCTTCAACGAATCAAACATAAAATCATTCTTCGCCATCATCTTTTCCATTATTAATATTTATATTTTTAATAATGATCTGATTGATAACTTGAGATGGGGAGGACTGAATGTCTACCTCATCTTTTTCTATCAGCAACTTCTTTATATCGTGTTTTTTAGAGAGGTGCTTTATCCACTCAGTCAAATAGTTACCAGCAATACCAAGCGATAACCCTTTAGCGATTTCAATAATGATTTCATAGCTGCCACTATCAACAGCTCTTGTTTGTACCCCTTGATGCCTGCTAAATGGTGCTATTTTTATAACAAACTTATCCCTAAACTCAGGGTTAGTTCTAAATGCAATAATCTCCTCAATGGGTATTCTAGATAACCTGATTCCAACACCCGCGCAAATATCCATTAACCCCCCTTGTTCACCTAAACTCTATTAAAAAGCCACATATAGCGGCTTTTATTAATCTTTCTTATCAACCATCTTCTGGCCCAGCTTTCCTTCTTTGCAAAGCTGAACAATCTGCTCATTAGTCAATACTGGTACATAATAAAGATCACCAATTTCTTCAGCTAAAATTTTCACCTCTTGAGCGGTAAGAACTATCGTCTCATTGTTGGCAGCAGCGTCATTGATTTTGCTAATAATCTGATTGATAGGTAATTTCGAATTATTCATTTTTATCTCTCACGGCTTAACTAAGGCTGACTCTAAGCGTCCAATGAAATCAATTTCATTAAGCTGCTCATTGGTAATAAATTCATCTGGATAGCGGATCTTGTCAGGATTATCACTTGCAAGTCTTACTGTTGTGCCGCCTGCATAGCTTATAAAAATCCTTTTCATTCTTAGCTCGTAATTATGCTTAAAGACGTACACCGACCCACTTTTAAGCATACCTGGATCCTTGTCGGCCACATCAATAAAAAGAGGGCTATCTGGCGCTACAGTTGGCCACATACTATATTCATCAGAGTAAATTACACGTAGATTTTCTGGCTTGGCTTGTATACCTAAAATCCTTAGCAGTGACGGGTCTATATCTAAATATTCACTTGGGTCTTCTAAAAAATTCTCTATGCCGCTTCCACAAGAAGCTTTTACATCCCTGTACACCGGTATTCTCACACTATTCTTTTTACTTCCTTCATTACCACGAAATTCAATGGGTGAAATCTGGATTCCACTTTTACTTGAGATGTCGCTCAGAGGAAGGGCGACAGCATTTGCTTGATCCAAAAACCCTTTTGGCTTACCAAATGCCTCTTCTATTTTGGCAGCTGTTTCATCGCCAATATTCTTGGTTGGGTTTTTGCCTATGTATTGACTAACTAGATTGTAAGAAAGCCCTACCTTTTCAGCAAAATCAGTGCGACTCAATCCAGACTCTTTCATTAAATCTCGAGCATTCTTAAGCCGTATTTCATGAATTTGCATCAAACCGGTCATGATAAATTCCATTGTTAATTCCATTATTAAATTTACCTGTTAGGTAGAAAAAATAAATACCCTGATAGGTTGAATAAATTTTACCTACAAGGTATATTTGATAATAATTTACCTATCAGGTGTATTTTCATGCGAAACCTATACGAATACTGGAAGTCCTTAAGCGAGGATGAAAAGCGTATTTTTTGCTCCCGTGTAGGAGTGTCTTACGGCTACATGGAATCACATTTGATTCATGGCCGAAAAAAACCCCGTATGGAAACAATTCAAGCAATCGTTGATGCCAGCAATAACAAGCTATCCCATAAGAAGTTGTTTGATTTTTTCTTAAAAAAGACACCTAGCGCCGCTTAAAACCAATTTAAGGAACCCCTATGAGCAAAGTATCTATTGAGCTAAGCGCAAGTGCCAGAAATGGCGTATCGCGCATTTTGCAAGCACTTGCAACAAGCAAGCAAGGAGAACTGGCTGATCAATTAGGAGTAGACCCTAGTACATTGTCTAGAATGAAAAATGAATTGAAAAACAATAGCTTGACAGAAATTGAAATGTTTTGCGAGTTGTTGAGCTGCCTTGGCTTAAAGATTGTGCCAAAGGAATATCAAAGCATTGATAAGTCTAGAGTCGAAGCACTTCTTGTTATGTCTAAAAGCTGGATGAATCGTATTGAATCAGTGGATGACTTATTTCATGACGAAATCAGCGGACAAAAAGAAAAACTTGGGTATTAAAAAAAAGCCTGATGTGCGAAGTCAGGCTTTTAATATTCACCAACCTCTAGAGGGATGTTAATGAACAATCAAATTTTAATCGAAATTGAAGTAAATAGAAAGATTTACTTGCTTCAAAAAGCAGTTGAACAATACATAGTAGAAAAAACCGTTGCTAATTCTCAAGCTGTAGTAAAAGCAAAAACCGAGTTATGCAAATTTACACTGCAGGTGATGTCATGAGTCTTTTTCCAACCCAGGCAGGGTACAGGGAGCAACAGCATATTCAGTCATTTTATGAACCTGCACTCAGAACATTGAACGGCTTACTAGATATCCGTAAGGCTAACTTGCGCAAGATTAACCGTGATGAAGCGAATGCAGCTGTCACACGCGATGAGTTTATCGAAATGCTCATAACTGAACACCGGATCTCAGCCTGGTATGCAGGCGAGATTATCGCAAGTCTTTTACGTGCTGACCTAATTCTAATGTTCGGCCGTTTTATTCAAATCAATACAAAAGGGGATGCTGTATGAATTTTTTCAGCACTGGTCATGATGTGGTTGACCGGGTTGGCAGCACCCATTTCGAAGGTAATATTATTCCTGCCAATTGGTATCAAGTTCTGAAAATGGGCAATGGTAAACCTGATTTAAATGCCGTTATTTTGCTCTCTGAAATTGTGTATTGGCATCGTCCAACCATCGTTCGAGATGAAGAAACAGGTCAAATAGTCAGCATAAAAAAGAAGTTTAAAGCGGATCTTTTGCAGCGTTCTTACCAGAGTTTTTCAGATCAATTTGGCTTCTCAAAACAGCAAGTCAAGGATGCCTTGGATCGTCTTGAGCAATTCGGAGTGATCAAACGCCATTTTCGTATGATCGAAGCTAACGGCCAGAAATATAACAATGTTTTATTCATTGAATTGGTTACCCCTGTCCTTTTTGAAATGACCACCCTCCCACTTTCAAAAGAGGGAGGCTCCCCATTTCAAAAGGTAGACCCTCCCCATTTCAAAAAGGGGACAAATACAGAGATTACTACAGATATAAACACACACAGTAACGCGCAAGCTGAAAATCAAGAACAGGATTCTTGGAAACCAAATCTTGATCACCTGGCAAATGCTCTGAGAACTACAAAATATTCTCACCGTGTTTCTGAAATTCTCAGCATGGAAGATTTTCAATTTCATCTTGGAAACTTCAACGCACATCACGAGAAGAATCACCAGATCACTGATAACCAAAAACTTCGAAAGTTCGCACAGTGGATTTTCCAGGAATTCGAAAAGTCTATCGAAAAAGCTGAACGCAAAAACAAACAATCATCTGGTTACTCACGTTCTGAAAAACAAAATTCTAGTTTGAATGTGAACGCTGCATGGAACAATCAGCCAGCACAGCAACATACACCAGTAGATCCTACCTTCCACATCCCGGAGGATTTCATATGAACGCAATGTCACCGTTTTCTTTTGGCTTGCCGCAAGTTCAAGAATTTTGCAATAAGCACCAGATTGCCATGGTTCAAGCGGGCCCATACCACAAATGTCCACAGTGCGCCGTAGAGTTCCTGGAAGAGCAAAAGCGAAATGCACAGGCCGAAGTAGACCGTAGTGTTCGTGAGAAACACTTTGCTGGTGCCATGCTTCCTGAGCGTCATGCTCAATCAGGTTTTAAAAACTACGAGATTAAACATGCAGGTCACCAAAACGCGATAAAACACGTTGTTTCCTATGCTCAAAACTTCATGGCTGGCCATAAAAACAACTTAGTGATGGTAGGACCAACAGGTACAGGAAAAACCCATCTGAGCTGTGCCACGGCGCGAACTCTGCTGAAAGAAGGCAAGTACGCACGCTACATCACTAGTGAAGATCTGGCACAGCGAATCATGAACGCATGGGATGCACCAGATGCAACTGAAAAATCAGTGATCTATAACTTCACTCAATACGATCTGCTGATCTTGGATGAATATGGATTGCATGACCGTGATAAACGCCGTGAGCTGGTCCATAAAGTTCTATATGCACGCTATGACCGCATGAAGCCGACCATGTTGATTTCAAACCTAACCCTTGAAGAGCTGAAGAAAGACTTGGGTGACCGTCTATGGTCTCGATTCCAGCAAGGTGGATTGACAATTGTCGAGTGCAACTGGGCAGATCAGCGTGTGGGGGGTGTAGCTTGAATATTAAAAAACAGAAGGTCACTTTTGAAGATCAGATAAATTTAGTGCTGTTTGCCTGTTATGCCACAACACCTTTTACGACAGCAGATATTCAAGAAGCCGTGTTTGATTTTCATCGGACCACAATTTACAGCTTACTTCAGGCGCATGTGAAAGCAGGTTATTTGGAGCGTGTTTCAGAAAGCCACTATCGGGCGACTCAATACGCGAAAGATATTATGAATGTAAGGGGTGAAGTTGCCGCATGAAGGACTTAAATAAAACCCTGATGTTTATTTTTATGGCTATTGGCGCCGTTGTATTGAGGATGTGGGGTGAATGACCAGCTACTCAATCGCTGAATACAAAAAAATGGTTAAAGCCACCAGACCGAAAGGGCGCTCTATACGCCCTAAGGTTAAAGGCGAAAAAGTACCAAATGAGTTTGAAGCAAAGCTGGCCAGAGAATTAAAAGCATTAAAAATCGATTTTGAGCAGGAGTTTTATTTTCATCCTGATCGTAAATGGAGAGCTGATTTTCATTTAATAGGCAAAAAGATATTGGTAGAGGTTGAGGGCGGGATCTGGAGTGGTGGACGTCATACAAGGGGTAAGGGGTATATCGGTGACATAGAAAAATATAACGCAGCAACGATGATGGGTTACCAGGTAATACGGTTTAGTACAGAGCAAGTGAAATCAGGTTTAGCGGCACAGCAAATTGAGAAGATGGTAGGGGATTTAGGATGAATGCAGTAGTTAAGGTTCAAAATATTATGCAGGCTGTTGATTGGTCTAAATACACTTTAGAAGAATGGCTTTATCAATTTGGGGCCTGGATGAATAGTGTGGCAGGGACGTGTGGTAAAAGCATTAACCCTATTGCTGTTGCTATGGATGAAGCAATTGTTAAGCAAAGAAAGTTTAAGTTGGGTGTGAGAAAGACTCGTCAAATTATTGCTGACTATATGATAGAAGAGGAAAGGCCAAAATTATCTAGAGTTGGGGTGGTTTGTCAGATTAACGACAATGAAGCTCGGGCAGTCCAGCGCTTGATTCTGGATATGCAGGGGCAAAGTGAAATTATGGACGAGTGGATGGATGCGATTATTTGTCGATACTTTTATGGGAATTCGTGGTCGCAGATGGTTACCGATGATCGTACAGGACTTGATGCAAAATTTGATGTGAAGTGTGGTCTGGCTGCACTGCATTGTCGGTATGGATTTATAAAATTTTAAAAGATAAAAATAATTAAAAAGAATTGTAAAGAAAAAAGGCACCAATTCGAAAATTGGCGCCTTAATAATGATATTAAATCATGAATTATGTAAATTTTCAGTTCTATTTTTTTAATAAATTTGTAAGGTAAACAGAGGATGGGCAGTGGAATAATTTAAAGAATTAAAATAACTTATCGAAATACTTGCAAGTGTTTAGTTTTTTAACTTATTGAAAATAAAATATTTAGCGGAGATTTTGATGTTTATTTTAAATGAAGGTAGAGATGTCTTTAATAAATTTATGACTACTGTACTTACTCAAATCGTATATGGTGGCATTGCTATTTTAGTCTTATACAGGGCAACACAATTACCATTGGAGTTCAAAACTTTCGTATTTTATATTTTCATGATTTTCTTATGGTTGTTATTCGCGTTCTGGGTAATATGTGGATATAAAGATTTTGTGGGTGCTTTTCAAAACTTCTTAAAATTAAAGTTTCCAAATATAAGTAAAGCCGCAGATCAATTAACCATAAGGGATATTTGGAGTGTGGATAGAAAAATAGCATGTGAATATGGTTTGATCATTATTTTGGCAATTGGGGTACTAGTATTTGTGTTTTTCGGTTCAAGTTTGTCTGCAGTTCAGATTGCAGAAACTATTAAGTTGAAATAATTAAATTAAGTGCTGGTTAGTATGCAGTTGACCTTGATCAAGGGATATGGCATATTTCTGTTATAGTGATCTAATTGTAATTTAAAGCACTAGATTGATTTAAAAGCTCGCCAAATGGTGGGCTTTTTTGTTGCCTGTAAAAAGGCAACCTATTCCTGCTGGAGTGCTGACCAGTGGAACATGCCTTCGAGTAAACCTCCTTCGGGATCTGGACCAGGGAGTAGCGCCCCGACCTAAAGAGGATTGAAAGCAAGTAAAGCAGACCGTGCATGTTAGGTGTGTGTGATTGTGAGTAGCGTCTGGCCCCGCGGAGAGGGCTTTTCCTATTTTTGGTTTAATTAATGATCAAGTTATTAATAAATATAACTTAATTATTACGTGTTAAAACATTCTGCATATATTTCTTATACTTAGTTGTGATGAGCAAATGATATCTTGTGTTCATTCCTAGAACCTTACGAAAACAAATAAAAGATGATTTAAATCCTGCCTGTTTAGCCCTCCAGCTAAGCAGGTTTTTTATTTGAAAGTAAAAGTTAATAATATGGTCTTGTATATAATATTTTTATGTATATAATTCAGCCCAGATTCTATCGCTGTAGTTTCTTTTTCAAGTTTCTGCCTCCTGTCCTAGGGAGGTATTTTTTTGTCTGGAGAAAAGTATGCTCCAATTCATATTCTGCTTATTCGGCCTTCACGCTGCGACTGAGATTGATTACACGGTTGATGATGAAGAAATTAAAGTGTGTCGAGATTGCTTGAAAGAACTGAAATAGTCCATCTATAACTATTTCCATTCAGGTTTAGTAGTTTGTAATTTATTGTCACGTGATGTATACGATAATTTGTTAAAGTGTCTTAAATGAATGAAAAGCCAAAGAGTCTTATTTATGAAATCACAACTTATTGCAGCGCTTTTGTGTTTATATCCATTAGGATCTGCATACGCAACTGAATGCTTTATCGCAACAAGAAATGATGTGCCTGGTGATCTAAATGATATGATTCATAAGAATAAGTATGATTTTAGGGGGTATGCACTTACCTGCAATTATTTAAAAACCATGAATGCTGGTATTGAGGTGGCTAGTACAACTTTTACTCATGATGGTGGTGGGATTGCAACTACAGCACTAAATATTAGACTCTTTGATCTTAAATTAGCTCAAGAGACAGGAAAGTTTTTATATTCAACGTCTTCAACTAATGCAGTATGGACAGGACCAGGATCGGAATTAAACTCACAAATTGAAGCAATTAATAAGGTATTTGGCAGTATTAACGTAAATATAGTTAGTTTAGAAAGACAACGAAAATTATTTGGCATTAAGCAATATTAAAAACAGTATCAGCTTATATACAATTTGATCCTGTACTAATAGATTTAAGTCACTTAATAGCCGGACGTATTACGGCAAACAAAGCCCCTCGCATTCTAGATGTTGAGGGGTTTTTCTTTTTTATTAGTGGTACCCATGACAGACAAAGTACAAGCTAAACAAGATTTACAGTTCTGTTGTGATGAGCTGGCGAAATATCACAACCTCAGCCGTTCAGGTCTTAGGCGTCATTAAATGATTGCGATAGATGAAGTTATGATTGAACTGAAACAACGAATTAAAAATCTTAGAAATATGCTGCAATAAAAGATTAGTCAAGATATTTAAAATGATCACTTTTGATATTGTTCTATGTACCTTTTATCTTTATATCTATTAATGGTAGAAATGAAGCTAAGGCATTCTCTAATGACAAAAATTGAAATGTTGGTAACTTTATTGGCGATCTTAATTATAAGCTCAATAATCTATCTAATAGGGCAAACGTACAAATAAAACCTCCTTCGGGAGGTTTTTTAATGGTTGATCTTTTATGGATGAGAAAGCATACAAAATTTTTACTCAGAAGATCCCACCCAAAAAGAAATCACGAACCAGACCATTACCTAAAGCCAGTGAGAAATACTTAGAAGCATTCGATCGACTCAAAGAAATTCTTGATCGGATGGAAATCAAGTACGAAGAATATTTCCATTTTAAAAGTACTAAACATTGGCGTTTTGATCTGCACCTTATCGAATATCGAATACTGATTGAAATTGCAGGTGGTCCATGGTCTGGTGGCCGTAAAGGTAAATTGGCTACAAAAGCATGGAGCATTGACCGGTATGATCATGCTGAAGAAATGGGTTATCGCTATCACCGGTTTGAAACTTCTGATATCAACATGGGCCGAGCTACGGCGTGGCTGAGAAACTTAAAGGCATCACATGGAACAGCAATTCAGACCATTCCCGCCGTCGGATCTGATTGATCGAGCTGAGGAAGAAGAAGCAATCCGATTGGCACCTGCACCAGAGCTTAAAGAATGGGTCGTGAATAACTGGCTAACTTTAGGCGGTGAACTGCATAACCCGGATCATGACCATATAGCTGAGCTCCTTCACGACAATGAAGAGTTCTTTGCGTTCGCCTGGGCATCATCTGCCGCCGTAGCGAAAAAGCGTATGGTATTGGGTCAATGTGAAAAAGTAATGTTCAACCAAGGTGGCTGGAAGAAAGCACGCCAGGAACAGCAGATGCGGGATTGGTTCGGCTTTGTACCTCAATACCTCATCACCATTGATGCCACTTATTGCGAACAAGCTTCAGATCGTGACTTCTGCCGGCTGATAGAACACGAGCTTTATCACATCGGTGTTGAGCGTGATGAGGACGGCGAGATAATTTATAGCGATCATACAGGTTTACCTAAGCATTATCTGGCTGGTCATGATGTCGAAGTGTTCTTTGGTGAGACTAAACGATGGGGGGCAGACGAATCTGTTAAGCGGCTTCTGGAAATCTCTAAGAATACGCCGTTTGTATCTGAAACGAATATTGCTGCGTGTTGTGGGAACTGTGTTATCGGCTAAATTTTTTTACCTATTTTGCTATACGTAGCTATACAAAGAGGTGTTTATGGCAGCACTAAAAGAGCCTGTAAAAATGTTTATAGTTCAGTCTCTTGCATGCTTTGAAACCCCTCAACAAGTAGTGGAAGCTGTAAAGCAAGAATATAAGATTGAAATCACCAGGCAGCAGGTCGCACTTTACGATCCAACTAAGGTGGCTGGACGTAACTTAAGTAAAAAACTAAAGGAATTGTTTGAACGTACTAGAAAGGATTTCCGGGAAAATATTGAGGATATAGCAATTGCTAACAAAGCATTTCGTCTCATGGAACTTCAAAAAATGTATGAAGATTCTGGCCGGAATAAACGTGCAAAGCAAAACCTGCTCAAGCAAGCCTTTCAAGAAACCGATGGTCGTGTGACAAAGCAGGAAATCACTGGTCCAGACGGCGGCCCAATTCAGCAAGAAACCAAATCAACACATCAATTCACACCAGATGAGCTTAACGGACTATCCGCGCAAGAGCTTTCGCGTTTAGCAATTAATGGCAAGTTATGACTTATGCAATCGAAGATATAGCGCCACTAATTAAAGAGTGGACGATCAATACGCGTCTGCCTGAAATCATTGAAGAAATGAAACGGCGTTATTACTACCGGATGCTGATAGAGCAAAATGAACTAAGTCGAGAAGCTGAAATCTACAGATGTAAGAATGATCCGGCTCACTGGTTTAATCACTGGGTATGGACTTATGATCCACGGGGCATGCCTTTTGGATTGCCGGCGAATATTCCTTTTGTTTTGCGTCCTGGTCAGGTCGAACTCGTTGAGTGGCTGATTGAACGTGAAAGTACCCAGACCCATGGCTTAATTGAAAAAAGTCGTGATGAAGGGATGAGCTATGTAGTCCTGGGCTTTTATTTGCACCGGTGGTTATTCGTTGAAGGTTTCGCTGGTGGCGTCGGTAGTCGTAAAGAAGATCTGGTTGATAAAAAAGGCGATCCGAAAACGTTACTGCACAAATTTAGGGATATGTTTTCCAAGTTGCCGGACTGGATGAAGCCTAAAGGCTTTGTCGAGAAAGTGCATGACAACTACATGCGAATCATTAACCCGGACAACGGAGCAACCGTCACTGGTGAAGCTGGTGACAACATTGGCCGTGGTGGTCGTACCACAATGTACTTTCTGGATGAATGGGCATTTGTAGAGAGACAAGAAGCTGTAGACGCCGCAATCTCTCAAAACACCAACGTACACATCAAGGGATCAACTCCAAACGGTATTGGGGACAAGTTTCACCAAGATCGTTTTAGTGGTCGTTACGCCGTTTTTACGATGGCATGGCGTGATAACCCAGATAAGAACTGGCAGGTCGAGTTTAATGGCAAATTAATCTACCCCTGGTATGAAAAACAATTGGCTACTCTTGATGACATCGTTTTAGCCCAGGAAGTTGATATTGATTATGCCGCATCGGTAGAAGGTGTGTTGATTCCATCAGCATGGGTGCAAGCTGCCGTCGATGCTCATCTTGAATTAGATATTCAGCCGTCAGGCGAACGGATGGGTGCACTTGATGTGGCGGATGAAGGTAGGGATAAGAACTCTTTTGCTGCACGTCATGGCATCGTACTGCAGTATTTGGATACCTGGTCCGGCGTTGGTGATGACATCTTTGGAACGACTCAGAAAGCCATTGATGCTTGTCTGGATCTACGCTTGAACTCGTTTTACTACGATGCTGACGGCCTTGGTGCTGGTGTACGTGGTGATGCCCGAGTCATTAATGAGCAGAATCGATCTAAAGGAATACCAGAGATCGAGGCAAATCCATTCCGTGGCTCAGGTGCGGTACACAATCCTGAGCAGGAAATGGTTGAGGCGCGTAAAAACGTAGACTTCTTTGCCAATCTTAAAGCTCAGATGTGGTGGTCATTGCGTATCAGATTCCAGAATACTTATCGAGCCTTACAGGGTATGCAATATGACCCGGACAATCTTATTTCGCTCTCTACCACAGACATAAACAAGCAGGAGCTTGAACAACTTAAGCGAGAGTTATCACAGCCCACTTATACAAAAAATGGTGCAGGCAAAATCCTAGTCAATAAGCAACCGGACGGGGCCTTGTCTCCAAACCGAGCAGACGGCGTCATGATTTGCTTTAGTGATATTCGAGAGCGAAAACGGAAAAAACCTGCAGGTGCAGGTAGTCGAACCTATTAAAAGGAAAACATATGGCAAAGTCTAAAAAAGACAAAGCGTCAAAGAAGGCTTTGTCTTATGGCAATTTATACACTCAAGAAGCGGTTACTCAGTTCTTGGTGAATTTTGGCAAACAGCCTGATACGGATGAAGTGCTACGCAAAGCTGGAATTACACGTCATAGATTACGTGTACTATTAGATGATGATGAGATTGCACAAGTAGTTGAGACACGGATTGATGCACTTTTAGCAACGCCTTTGCGAATTGAGCCTAATGATACGGATGAAGCGGAAAAGCTGAATCTAATCCTGAAAGAATGGTTTCATGAAATCGCTACTGGTGCCATGAGTGCGCTGTTCTTCGGTTATTCGGTTCAAGAAGCTGTATATGAGCTAAAGCCAGAAGGCTATGTGGGTATTCAATGGATTGGTGAGAAGCCAATGCAATGGTTTGAGCCTAAGAATGATGGTCGTTTGATTTACCGGCCAGAAGGAATGGTCGCCGAACATGAAGTAGATCAAGCATTCAAATTCTTCTTAACACGTCGTAAAGCCACATACGAACAGCCATACGGTAAAGCATTATTAGCCACACTATATTGGTTATTCTTCTTTAAGCAAAACGGTTTCAAGTTCTGGGCTAAATTCTTAGAACGTTTTGGGACGCCAATACTATTGGGTAAGTGCAAAGACACTGATACCGAGGATATGAGCCAAGCGCTATTAAATGCTCATGCTCAAAGCGTACTTTCAATTGATGTAGAGGATGATGTTCAAATCCTTTCTGCACCAGGAACAAACGGTTCAGCAGGTGCAGCATTCGAATCGTTCAATAATCAGCTAATTCGCCAGATACAGAAAGTTGTATTAGGGCAGACACTTACCAGTGGAACGGATGGAAAGGGAAGTTACAGCCTTGGTCAAGTGCATGAAAATGTGCGGATGGATAAGCTTAAGTCTGATATTCGACTGGTCACACCAACACTTCAGGCTGTAGTTGATGCTTTGTGTGCCTTGAATCAGTGGGGTGAATACAAGGTGATGCTTGGTGAGAAACCCAAACCACTGAATAAGGATCAGGCTGAGCGCGATGTTCATCTTAAAAATGCAGGTGCTAATCTCTCAAATGCCTACTTCATTCGTGAGTATGGATTACAGGATGATGATTTGACCGAACCAGCACCACAGCAGTTTAATCAATTTACTGCGTTGCCAAAGCAGGCATTCAATTTTAAAGCATCTGCAAATAAGCTTTCACCTGAGCAACAGGAAGTGGAAGAGCTGACTGATGGCCAGGATGAATTGCAGCTATTGAAACCGGATCAGGTCAAGGAATTGGTGTTCAAGTCTGATGGTCCAGAAAGCTTGGCTTATAACTTGATGCAATTAATACCTGATGCAACTCAGACACAGTTCACGGCCAATCTGGATCAGGCTTTGTATGCTGCAGATGTGTTGGGGTATGTAACAGCGCAAGGTGGGAAATGATGAGTAGTCAATTGTTCTTGATAGAAGGCTTTGCGATAGATTTGTCAGAAATCACGGATGTTGAATTTGATAGCAAGGGTCGTATTTCAGACACATACATCGGCATCAAGGGTGTGGGTGAGAGAAGAAAAGTGAAGCTTGGTCAAAATAAAGCTGAAGAACTAATCAAAGCTTGGTTTGCTTTCAAAAGCCACATAATAGAGATCAACTCTCATGCAACCAGTCACATTTCTTGAGGCACTTCAGTACGCTCACAGTAAAAAGATCGTACTACCTGATGAGTTCTACTCAATGGATCTAAAGACCCGGCAGATGGCAACCACGGTTAGCTTTCTATCGAGTCTTGAGCAAATTGAGACAGTTATTAAGGCGGTGAATAAGTCGATTGCCGACGGCGGTACCTTTAAAGATTTTCAGAAACTCATTAAAGAATCTGAAATCATTCTGCCAAAGCATTACCTGGACAATGTATTTCGTACCAATATCCAGAGTGCTTACGGTCATGGGCGGTGGCAACAACAGCAACGGAATAAGGCTAAACGATCTTATCTGATGTACTCGGCGATCAATGATAGTCGGGTGCGTCCAAGTCACTTGGCTTTGAATCGTATTGTGCTGCCAATTGATCATCCATTCTGGCTGACACATTACCCGCCGTTGGGCTTTCGTTGCCGATGCACATGTCTGGCCTTAACCGAGAAGCAGGCATTGAAGTACGGCATCACACCAGATGATAAGTTGCCTGAGGTAGCTGAAGCTTTAGACTGGAGTTCTCATCCTTTGCAGTTTGGTGAACTTGAATCGCTGGTTGATAAAAAGATCAGTGCTTCAAGTCTGGATAAGGAATATCTCCTCGAGCAGAAAGAGCTTATAAGAGCTGAATGGACGGCGAGTAAAAAGCTCACAAGTCTATTTGCTCCGATGGATGATAAAGCCCGGGATCTATTTGATACGGTGGCCAATACCGTGATTCCACTTGATCCAAGCATTCGCCCAAGTGCGATACGTACCTTTCTGGACTATGTGCAGGGAAATGATGCTGCACTGACTGGCTATTTAAACTCTACTACAAGCTCACTGGCTGATGATGTACTTAAACGCTGGCTTAGTACCGATATGGCAGCTATTCAAGCTGTGGCAAGTAGTAAGGCTTCAACTGTGGTGGGTGCTGCAACACTTCAACAGGTAGCGGCTTATCAGATCGGGCAGACAGTCCAGTTGAATGCGCCGTTGCTGATGGTTGATACAGCTTCAGATATCGTGATTCAGATTGAGAATGCTAAAGGTTTGGGTATCGATCTGGATATGTTAAATGCTGGTAACGGTGTTTTCATGCCGATGGGGTTGTCTTTTGAAGTGGTTGCGATAGAAGTGGTTGAAGGGCGAATGGTTTATACTATCAGGCCATTGATCAATTAATTTATTAACTAATTAATCTGCTTTAGGGCAATGTTTAAGCTACATTTTTTATACAACGAATGGAATATTTAAATATTGGATTAGGGTCGAAGTGGATTTATAAAATCTGTATAGCTTAGTCACTTGGTTGGGATATGGACTGTTTTGCAATTGAGATCGAAATACCCGCAGATAAGTGCCCTAAAATAAGAGGCCGAAATCAATTAATAAGAGAAGGAAAGGCAAAAGTTTTTTTATCAAACAATACCTCTACAAGGAGAGCGCTTACAGGATTTACAAGGTATGGGGTATCGAGCGGAAGGAATGTAATAGTCCTAACTCCATATGAGTTCAAAGATCGTAAGAACCAAATAACAAACTTTCTAAATAAGAGGTTTGATAGTGAATGGAAACTTAAGCTGATACCTATAAAGAATACTTAAACTAATGACCCACCTTAGTGGGTTTTTTTGTACCTATTTTATGCCGTCCGAAAGGGCGGTTTTTTTTATGGAGCATGAAAATGCCAGATCCAAATGAAGAACGTCTGAAGTATCTCTTTAATGCTGCGGCAATTGAAGTGCCAAAAGCTGAAGAAGGGCAGAAACGAAAATTCAAAGGCACTGCTTATGCTGGTGGACGTGTTGATGGTCATTGGTACTGGGGGCGCTCTGGCGTGGTCTTTGATCTTGATGGGATCGAGATTGATAAGCCGACAGCCTTGCTTGAAGAACACTTTGGCTCAAGTCGAATTGGTGTTGTTCAAACAGTAGATACAAATGGAAAGATTGATGTTTCTGGTGATTTCCTTACGAATGCCAAAGCACAGGAAATTGTTCAGGATTCTGATGATGGTTTCCCGTTCCAAATGTCGATGATGATTGATCCAGGGTCTATTGAGGAGGTCTCACAAGGCAAAACGGTCACTGTGAATGGCCAGTCGTTTGAAGGCCCAATCACCATCTTCCGTCAAAACCGTATTCGTGAATTTACGATCTGCTCAACTGGTGCTGATCGCAACACATCAATTAAAGCCTTCTCGGGCAAAGCCAATCCAAACCCAACCAAAGAGGACACAGACGTGACCGAATTAGAAAAAGCACAACAGGCCAAAGAGCAGGCAGAGCGTGAGCGTGATGAAGCACTGGCTGAACTTAAGCAATTCAAAGCGCAAAAACGTGCTGATGAAATTGCAGCTTTAGAAACTGAGCTGAAAACACAGTTCAGTGCTGAAGATAAAACAGCTTATACCAATATGGATAATTCAGTTTTTAGCTTTACTGCTAAGCAGCTTCGTCAATTCTCTGCAGGTAATCAACAGCCACCAGCTGGACAACAGCAACAACAAACACCAGGTGTAAATCCGGCATTTGCTCATTTGTTTAGTCATCAGGCGAATGGTGGACAAGGTAGTCAGCCACAACAGCAAGGTTCAGCTCTGGATCAGGCATTCAATCAGTTTGTAGCAGCACAGCAACAAGGAGCTAAATCATGAGTCAGGTATTAATAGGCACTATTGAAAATAAACAGCTGGTGGTCGGTGATGGTGTTCGTACTGAGAATGCCAAAGTAAAAACAGCTACGGCGTACAAGCGTGGGGATTTGCTGAAAGTTGGTACCAATAATCTTGCTGACCATCCGGTAGTCACAGAAGGTGTCGTTGGTGATTGGAATGCAATTGCTGTGTCAGATTTTACAGCAGAGCAATCCACTTACCATGCTGCAAATAATCTTGAAATGCCAATCTACGTGCAAGGCCCATTTGATATTGCTGAAGTTACAGTAAATGGAACGCCGCTGACTACTGCTCAATATGATGCAGTACGTGCACAAGCATTGGTTAACAAAATCGAACTTCGTAAAGTTGTGGGGAACTAAAACATGAGTCAAACTTTTACATTTCAAAATGCACCGGTTGAATTACTGGATGTACCACAGCTGGTTCTATTAACCGATACTACTCAAAAGGTAGATACCTGGTTAATGGACCGCTTCTTCCCACAACGTGTGTCCTACACTAAAAAAGAAGTTCCAGTAGGTGAGCTAAATACAGCAACTCCACTTGCGCCGTTTGTGACTCCGACTGCAGCTGGTCGACAGATCAAAGTGGGTGAATCTGGTAACGTGAAATTCGTTAAGCCAGCTTACCTAAAACCTATGATGACGGTGATGCCGAGTGAAGTGCAGAACACGGCGCTGATTGCACGCTTACGTCAATTTGGTGTAATTGCCACCGGTTCAAATCGTTTGTCTGATGCAGATCTGCTGCTGATCGACCAAGCTCAAAAAGCATTGTATCTGCGTCAGTCAATTGAAAACCGAAAGTTACTAATTGCACGTGATGTCTTGCTCTACGGTAAAACCACTTTTGCTTCTGCAGACTTTCCGATGTACAAAGTGGATTATGAGCGTAATCCAGCATGTAACTACGCCCCATTAATCAAGTGGGGACAGGCTGGAGCAACACCAGTAAAAGATATTCAGGCTATGATCGACTTGTCTATCGAGCATTCAGGCACATCACCTATTATGGCTTTGACGACCTCTAAGGTTTACAACACCTTAATCAAGGATCCAGAGTTCAAAGAAAAATTCATTGCGCCGTATGCTGGTATTAGCGTTCCACTAACTCCGACTTTCGATCAAGCTGATAAGCCTCAATTCCGCGGCACAGTGGATAATATTGAAATCTGGACTTATGACGTGAGTCATAATATGGGCGGTTCCTCTGATCGTTTTATTCCAGAAGATTTCTTTGGTCTAGTTTCTGATGCTAATGGTTGGATTGCACACTGTGCACTTCAGAACGTTGAGGCTTTTGGTCAGGCTCTAGAGTTCTATTTAAGCCAGTGGCAGGAAAAGAATCCATCAAGCATTCAGATGCTTGCTGAATCATCTCCACTTGCTGTTCCAAACAATAAGAATGGCTTAGTCGGCGGTCGTGGATTCGTATAAGGAGAATCAAATGCCAAAATACATTGCAAAACAATCGATCGGACACTTCCGTCCAGGTCAGGAAATAGAGGGGCTTGAAGCTAAACAACTTCAGGCCCTTTTAGCATCTGGGGCTATTGAAGAATATCAAGAGCCGGAAGAACCTAAGGCAGATGATACCGCTGCGCGTTTGACTGAACTTGAAAAGGCCAATGCTGAACTAACAGCAGCAAATAAAACCTTAACCGAAGCCAATCAGGCAGTAGTTGCTGACAAGGCTAAGGTTGATCAAGAGGTTACTGAGCTAAAAGCAAAAGTGGCTGAACTTGAAAAGGTGAAACCAGCTGCAAAACCTAAAGCAGACCCAAAGCCTGCTGACGAAACCAAGTAGGTGATCCATGTACGCGACTGAATCAGATTTGGTCGCACGATTTGGTGATGAGATTGAGGGTCTGAAAACGATGTTTCCTTCTCAGTCCTCAGTAACTGATGCAATCCAGGATGCAACAGAGGAAATTAACGGTCACATCGGTGGTCGTTATCCTTTGCCGCTTCCCAATGTACCGAGTAATTTAAAGCGTATGGCGTGTGATATTGCACGTTATCGTCTTTATTTTCAGCAACCAACAGAAGAAGTTCGACAGCGCTATGAGGATGCAATTGCATTCTTAAAGCGTGTGGCTGACAACAAAGCACATTTGCAGATCCAGTTGCCTGAAACAAACCAGATCGTGGATGACCAACCAAAGAATAAGCCATCAACGGCGCCAATCGGGACAAGTTACACCGGTGGTGTTTTTGGAGATTCTATCTTGGACCAGATGCCCAGTATAAAGTGAGGTGTTTATGCCTTTCGCAATAACCATTCAAGCTGATAGCTCACCTATTGAAGCGGTGCTTAAACAATTGGGTAACTTTGATTCGCTCAAGAGCCAGTTGTTTGATGAGATTGGTGCTGGGCTGGTCAACAGTATTCAGCATCGGTTTCTAACTGGTACTGGTGTAGATGGAAATCCATGGAAGATTTCATGGAGAGCCAAGCTGCAAGGACGTGATGGTGTGGGCACTGGTGAGACGCTGCGTGATACTGGCCGTCTGATGAATTCCTACACACACAATGTGCTCTCAAGTGGTGTGGAGGTGGGGACGGATGTTGAGTATGCACCTCATCTGCATTACGGCGCAACAATCCTGCCCAAGAATGGCCAATACATCACTTTTGCAGTGGGTGGCCAATATCGGAAAGTTAAGCAGTCGATTCTACCGCCTCGGACTCAACTCGGTCTTGATGCTGAAGACGAGGTTATGGTTTTGGATATTGTTGGGAGTTTTATAGATGAGCACCTTCTTCGCGGTACGTGATGAGATTGCAGAAAAACTGAAAGAGATTCCAGAATTTCTAAAGATCTATACGCCTTTGAATTCAGTCAGTGTGACAGAGATGTCGCAGGTCACGCCATCAGCACACGTGAATTTTGTCCGTATTGACAAAAAAGCCAGTGCAGGCCGTGGAAGTATCAATCAGATCGGTCAGCAATGGGCGGTCACGGTGGCATGTCGCAATGCTCAATCCCAGATGACCGATGGTCGGGCGGTGAGTGATGAGGCGGGGCTTTTGACTGAGAAAGTAATTCAGCTACTTTCCGGCTGGCAGCCTCAAGCATCACGGACGGCGCTGGAAATGATTTCGGTGCGGGATGGCTACAGTCCTGGCTTTGCATACATCACGATTATTTTTGAATCACAAAAATTCATTTAGGAGCCAGTCATGGCAAAACAATACAAGGCAACTCAGCCCGTCGGTCGCTTTCAAAAGGGCGATGTCATTGGCGGGTTGGATGATACTCAAATTAAAAAATTACTGGCAGATGGTGTGATTCAGGAACTTCCTGAACCTAAAGCTGCTCCAGCCAAGAAAACCACAGGGGATGAAAAGTAATGGCTAAAGAATATATCTCGTTGCAGGGTAAATTCTATTTATCCAAGCTAACCAATGGTATTGCTGGCGCTATGCGTCATCTGGGCAACGTGCCTGATTTCGAGCTTGAGATTAGTGCAGACATTATTGAGCACCAGGAATCAACATCGGGTAATCGCACAACCGACTTCACAATGGTGAATACAACCTCTGTGAATTTCTCTGGAACACTTGAGGAAGTGGACAAAGACAATCTGGAGTACATTGTATCTGGTACAAATTCTGAAGTTGCAAGTAACACCATCACTGATGAGTCTCTAGGGACTGTGGTTGCTGGTCATGAAATTCAATTAAAGGGTTATAACTTATCCCAAGTGTCTTTTAAGGATTCTGCTAGTGGCACACCAAAAACACTTACTGATGATCAGTACACCGTGGATGCTAAGTTTGGCACTGTGATTTTCCATGACGTGGCTGATCTCACGATGCCTATTCTGGCAACTTATACGACTGGCGCCGTAACACATACCACTTTGGCAAACAACTTCAATGAAGAATATGAATTGTTCTTTAAAGGGGTAAATACAGCAAATGGTAAGCACATGGCTGTGCGCTTATGGCGCACTAAAAAATCACCCGAAACCACTTTCCCATTAATTCATGAAGAATTGGGTCAGTATGAAATCTCTGGTCAGGCCTTATCTGATGTGGGTAAAGAAACAGACCCAACACTTGGCTTATACGGTCATATCGTAACGATTCCGGCAGCTACAGCACCTTAACCCATACAGGCACAAAGAACGCCACGGCGCTACGCGTCTTTTTTTTGTGCCTGTTTTTTTATCAATGTTATAATTTTGGGAAGAATTATAAGCATTGGTGAAAAGTTGAATAAATTACTAGCCTTACTATTGGTGGCATCATTAAGCTCTTTATCTGTTAACGCAAAAGAAATTGAAAAAGACAAATGGGAAGATAAGCGCCAGATGTGTGATATGGGTACGAAAGTAGCTAGAGCTGTTATGAATGCTAGACAGCAAGGTGTTCCAATTGAAGAAATGTACGAAAATTTAAGTGGTATAGACACGAGAGTTAGAGGTCTATTTGAGGGGATTATAAAAACCGCTTATGAAGCTCCAATCATTCAATCAGAACAATTAGCAGAAAGAGCCACTTTGGAATTCACTAATCAGTTCTTTAAAGCTTGCATGAGTTAATTTACTAGATAAATCGACACCGCTATTAAGGCGGTTATTTAACACCTCATCGTTTTGTAATATTTGGTTAGTTTAATTAACGCTCAACAGGGTTATAAAGGATGTTCAGTTCACGTTAAGAACGAAACTTCTATGACTAAAATTGAGATGCTATTAATCGTACTGGCTGTAGTAGTTATATCCTTTACTATTTATGCAGTAGGACAAACATTCAATTAAATAAAAAGCCCTTGATTAAGGGCTTTGTATTATTCATCAGATGATTCGGACTTTTGGTCTTTACCATCTCCATATTCTAGAGCTACCTGTTGCGCTTCAGCTGCAGCAGTAGCTTCTATTGGCGGTTCTGATGCAATAGCTATAGTGCCAGCAAATCCCATTAAGGCTAGGATTAGAATCTTTGAATACTTTTCCATCTGAATTTCCTCTAGGTTTCTAAAACTTAAATTCAGTGTAGAGAATGATTTCAAACGCTAGTGTAGTGGCTATGTCGGGATATGTAAGATATTCAAGACTAGAGTTATGAGAATTAAGGTTTACGTAAGAATGCTTTTCTAGTGAAGTTTTTTGTTGAGTTGCTTAGAAATGTTTGAATACTTAAATAATAGCTATTCTTCAAAGAGAGTTTTCTTAATTTCCTCCACTTTATAACTTCCAATACTTTTTTTGTAATATTATTGTTATTAATTGTCTGCTTTGCGTATCATATGAATGATGAAAAGTGGAACTCCGAAAATGCTGTCCAAATCTGAAATATTTGTTGTCATTCTAATAGTAATAGCCTTAATTCTCATCGTTTATGAGATAGGGCAAGGTCGTAATTGGGCTTTATAGAATTAAGCCTTTATTAAAGTTAAAAGAAAAGCACCTTAGGGTGCTTTTTTGATGTCTAAAATTTTCTCGAGACCCCCTCATGAATGATTTTTTCTTAGCCACAAATCGAAGTGTCAAAGTTAATGATATCGAAGTACGCCAAATCCAGATGAAAGATTTTGACACCTGGGCAATGCATGCTGAAGCACTTAAGAACTTTATCAAAGACCAGACTCATTCAGATGAGATTTTGACAGGGCTGTTTAAAGCTCATGGTGTGCAAGTCATTTCGACCTTGGCATGTGTAACTGATCTGGATGGTGAATCACTGGTAAAACTTGCCGCTGATGAGCAGGGATTCAAGGATCTGCTGAAAGCGGTACTTCTGGTCAACCAGGCTTACTTCAAATATGAAAAGCCTAAACGTGGCATCAAAAAGAAAGATGACTCCACCTGGTTTGATTCATTCCAGTTTCTCGTATCCATGGGCCATCAACATAGTGAAATCATGGAAATGACCTACGGCGCATTCCAGGGCTACGTTAAAGCAGCAAACAAGATGTACAAGCAGGGAATCTTTAATAACGCCGTTGCAGCTCGTGTAGCCCAATCCGACAAAAAAGGCTTTGAGTCGTTCAAGAAAGAAATGGTTTCTGATTGATCAAGTAGCACCCTAAAGTTATGATGTGAAAATAATAAATTAGGGGTAGGTCAAGTTGGCAACTAAAACATGCAGCTCTTGTAAAAAAATAATGCAATTCAATAATACTCATTGTCCAAGCTGTGGTGCTGTTTATAAAAAAACCACTCCTAAATGGATAATTATTGTTGCGATTCTCGTTGCGCTTATGGCGGGTGTGGTTATAGGTATGCCAAAATCAACACCCCCTTCACCAGAAAAATCAGCGCAAATAAAAGCAATTGAGCAGCAAACCCAGTCACGCCTAGCTCTACATAATTACTTAAAAGACCCTATATCGGCGCAAATCAGAAACCATAAAGGTTACTGTGGTGAGGTCAATAGCAAAAACAGTTTTGGGGCTTACACTGGATTTAAGCGATTTATCGCCACATCAAGCATGGTTTTAATTGAGGGTGAGAGTCTTAAAGGTCCTGAGTTCCAAAAGACTTGGGAGCAGCTTTGCAAATGATGATTCATGAGCAATCAAAAATAGAGGCAAGCAACCATAGAGAATGGTTTCAATCTACCTTTAATGCTGATGAGATTGAACAATTACACAATATTGGTGTTGAGTGTAATGCTGATAAAAGATTCTACAAGTACGAGATTCTTGATATTTTTGGGCATTTAAAAAATAGGAAATTAAAAAAATGTGAAGCGCTGCACCAAAAATTCATTGAGCGATACATATCATTAGTTCCACCATTTCTGAGAAATCAGATAGACGTCGAATTAATAAGGGTTGATGATTATTATGCAGCATGGTTTTTTAATAGACATTGTTTTTTTGAAGAATATAGGCAAGCAAAGAGTAAATTAGCTTGGGGTGGTACGCGTAAGCTATTGTGGTCGCCTATCATAGATAATCTTACACCAGATGAGTGTATGCCTTATAGCAATAAGATTTTCAATATAGATGATGAATTTTTGGGGCAGGCGATATTGCATTGGGAAAAACCAAGGCGCGGGTGTCGTTGTGCGCTGTTTGCATTAAGTGAGCACAATGCAAGGAAGCAAATTGAATCTGGTCAATCTACAATGTGGAACATCTAAGCACCTTCGGGTGCTTTTTTAATGTCTAAAATTTGAGGTCGGTATGGCAAAAAATTTAACTTTTAAGTTGGTAATGGAAGCCGACACCAAGGGCTTTGTTAGCAATATGCACCAATCCGAAAAAGCCGCAAAGGAAGCGTTTGCGGCGTTAAAGGATGGTGCGGCGTCGGTTACAGGAAATACTGAAGGTGCTACCAAAGAGATTGATAAACTTGGTACACAGTCACAAGAAACAGCGCAACAAGTAAAGCAACTTGATAAAGAGCTTGAAACAACCACTCAAGAATTAAGCCAAACAGAGCAAGCATCTAAAGGTGTATCTAGTGAGTTGCAAGGATTAAAGACAGGGTTTAATGCGCTCACTGGTGCTTTGGCTGCGCTCGGCATTGGTGTAACGGCAAGTGAAATTGCCCAAACTGCAGATGCTTATAAAAACCTATCTGGTCGAATTAGTATTGCAATTGGTGAGCATGGCAACCTAGAAAAAGCCATGGACGATGTTAAAAACGTCGCAATCGCAACCAACTCAAACCTTGAGGCAACAGGTGAGCTATATGCACGATTAACCAAAATCGGGCAGGAAATGAAATGGCCACAAGAGCAAGCTTTAGCACTAACTGAAACGATTAACAAAGCAATTCAGGTTGGTGGTGGTTCTGCTGCATCAAACGAAGCAGCAATTACACAGCTTAACCAAGCTTTAGGTTCAGGTGTTTTGCGTGGTGATGAATTTAACTCCATGATGGAGCAGTCACCACGTTTGGCTCAAGCATTGGCAGATGGTTTGGATGTCACCACGGGCAAACTGCGAGAAATGGCAGGAGAAGGTAAGCTTACTACTGATGTAGTAACCAAGGCTTTATTAAGCCAATCAGAAGCGATTAGTGCGGAATTCGCTAAATTCCCCACAACCATCGGCGCATCAATTGAAAACTTAAAAACTGCATGGACGGTTTATATTGGCGAAGCGGATGCTGCAACAGGGGCAAGTGCCAAAGTCGCAGAAGCTCTTAAGTTTGTTTCTGAGAACCTAGATACGATTGTTTCCACATTGATGCTTGCAGGGCAGGCATTTATTGCTTACAAGGCATTGAACATTGGCATGATGTTCTTGGATAAAGCAGCGGGTATTCGGGCTGCATCCACAGCGATTTCACAAGAAACCACAGCGGTTGTAGCCAATACCCAAGCGCAAATTGCAAATGCCGCAGCAACACGAACAGCCGCTGCTGCGAAAACTCAGTTAGCCGCAGGATCCACAGCTGCAGCCACCTCGGCAGCAACAACAAGTAGCTCAATGATGGCTATGGTAGGTCGCTTAGGGGCGTTAGGGGTTGCAGTTACCGCTTTCGGGGTGTTAGTACCTACGGTTTTTCAGCCAATTGGAACAGCGATTGGTGAAGGTACAGCCAAGCTAATGGGCTATGATAAAGCTTTAAAAGATTTAGAAAAACAAGAACAAATTGATGCTATTCGAGCCAAAGTTGTTGCTGAGTCCAAAGCGGAAATTGCAGCCGCAGCAGAAAAAAGTCGTGACAAAACTTACCAACTCACCGAAGAGTCAAAAAAACTAATCACTGAATTTGATGAGTTAATCAAAAAGGGTGAGCCAACCAAAGAGGCTTTGGAGAAAATCTCTAAAGCCATGAAGTTTGACTCAACTAAAGGTATTGACGATGCGATTACAGCTCTAATCGCACTGAAAGATCAGGGTAAGATTACAGCTGATGAGTTGCAAGCAGATCTCGGTAAAGCACTGGATGGTAAAGACTTACTTGTTTTCGAGACTAATGCTCGTGCTGCTTTTGCTGGAACTTCCAAGGAAGCTGAAAAAAATGCTCAAATCACTGAAGCTGTAATGAAGGCAGCTTTAGAGCGCACAGGTTTAAGCACTGAGCAACTACAAGGTAAATTTTCACTTGCCTTTCAATCTGCAACCAATGATGTGCAAATTATTCTTGGCAACCTTGACCAGTACAAGCAGAAAGGTATTGATACTGGGTTGGCTCTAGCATCCAACCTTAATAAGGCGATTGACACTGCTCAGACTCGTGCTGAACTGGATTATGCAAAAAGCTCATTAATTGCACTTGAGAAACAAGGGTTGATTACTGGTGAGCAGGTTGCATTCGGTCTAAGTTTGATTGAGAAAAAGGGCGCGCAATTACCAGCCGCGCTTAATCCTGCTATTGCTGCCTTTAATGCACTAGGTATTAAAACCAAGGATCAGCTCAACGATGCTGCTGTTGCTGCTCAGAAAAACTTTGATGTGGTGAGTAAGAGTGGAAAAGCTACTGCTGAGGGAATCAAGCAGGCTTATACACAAATGTTGAATGCTGCAATTGCTTCAGGTGATAAGGCGCAAATTGCGGCAGTACAAGCTAAAGCCGCAAGTCATGGTTTAACAGTTGAGATTAGCGATACTGGTAAGGCTATTATTCAAACTACATCCGAGTGGGTGAAAGCCAATGTGGATGTGGACAACTCCGTTAAGGCTATTAAAAATAGCTATCGAGAGGTGGGGCGAGTCGCACGTGAAGAAGCTAAATCTTCTACTGAAGCCTGGGCAGATGCACTTAAAGCAACTCAAGGCAAAATAGAAGCATCAAAGACTGGGAAAACCGCAAAATACGGGCTTTCTGTTGAAGAAATTGAACAGAGACTTAAGGATATTGGTTATGAAGGTGATGCGAAGCAAAAAGCACAAGAGCTATTTAAGGCTGCTGAGCCGGTCGCTGGTGGGTACTATAAGTCTGCATCCAATGAATGGGTGAAGAAAAACTATGGAGTATCCGCCTACGACAATCAGAAAGCTATGGGTAATGGTATGTATGTACTCGAGCAGATCGAGAAACTGAGCCAATATGTTGGTAAGAATAGTTCTAGCAGCTTGAGTAATTACGCGCCGTCGATTCCTTCCACACCATCGGTTAGAGATACTCAAGGGGACAGCAAGACTGTGCGATATGAATTCAAGTCGGGAGGTAAGACAGTCCCTCTTTATGGCTCACCAGAGGCAGGGGATGCAATGGAAGCAATACTTCAAGAATTTGAAATGCTGAAAAAGAGAAGTTAATGAAACTAATACGTGTATCTACATCTGAAACCGTCCCACTTGAGGACGGTTTTTTGTGGGCTGATGAATTTGAGTGGAAGCCTGTAGAACAGAAGCAGGAACGTGCAATTGACGGCTCTCTAATCATTCAAGAGGGTCGTAAGAAAGCGGGACGGTCTATTGTTCTTGAGCCGGCAGACGCTGAAATGGGCTGGATCAAGCGCCGTGATTTACGCACAGTGCTAGCTTGGTCAGCACTATCCGAACAATTCACTCTGGCTTTTGAATATTTGCATGACAGGCGGCAATTTAATGTGATCTTCAATCATGAAGCAGGTGCATTAGAAGCCAGTCCGGTTAAAGGAATTCCAGCTGTTTCGGAAGATGATTATTACAACGTAACTTTACGTTTTACTGAGGTTGGGAGTTAACAGTGGCTATTGAAACCAAAGACCTGGTGCTCTATAAATCCGAGCGCTTAATGGATACGGATGATGGGGGTGGCAAATATTCAGGCCAGATGATTGAGGATGGCCAGAGTAATAACCTGTTTCCCGATATCTCCGAGCTGAACCGTGCTATGGGTGATGTATCCATGCGTAAATTTTTCCCTGCAGTCACAACGGCAGGGAATGAAGTACTGATGGGCGCAACCGTATTTATCTCCAAGAATCCCGCTGATCCAAACGTGTCAGCTCTATTGTTTAGCACCAAGTCCTGGACAGATGAACGCAAATCAGCAAAGAACCGGGTGGAGAACTATTCAGCCAAAGGTGGGCAAATTGCTGGCACACCTCTTGATACGCATTACATAGGCATGAAAACCTTGCAGGTTGCCATGTTTCCCAGCGAAACAGAAAGTGCTGTGGGAAGTACTCTGGTTCTGGTGTCAGATGAAGGTGAAGATCATGAACATGAGCAGTATGTACGCTTAACCAAGGTTGAAACTCGTATTGCCAAGATGATGATTGAGGGCAAAGAGGTTGAGTACAAGATAGCGACCTATTCTATCAGTGACGCGCTTGATCGGGACTTTGTTGGACTATCGGCAAAGCTCTGGTATCAGGGTGAAAAATCCAGAACGATTATCCGCGAGACAATTGTTGCTGATACTGGCAAGTACTACGCCTCAAGCAATCTTGCATCTGATGGCAAGGTGGGGGAGTTCACAGTCAATGCCAGGAGTATTTTTGCCCAGCTTGTACCCTCTGCTCAAGCAGAAACACCAATTATTGATGTAAATGCAGCAGGTGAAAGTGTGGTTTTGGTGGCGGGTAACGATGGAACCATTACAGTCCATTATCCCAACATTACGGTTGATGTGAGTCAGAATCTTTACATCGGTTCTGCCGTTATTCCGTCAAGTGTTTCATTTACTTTGCAAGGCCAACAAATTTCGGATCAGGGCGGATTACTAAAAAATACTCAAGGTGTCCAGGTTGGAACAATTGACTATCAGCGTGGCCTGATTCAATGGACTTCGGCAGTGACAGGTAGTGGTGAATATCTTGATATTACATTCAAGCCAGCCGCTGCACCAATGCAACACTATCAAAGCCATGCAATTCCGGTGACTCAAATTAATCAAGGTACAAACTGGTCAGGGGTTTTAATTCCAATTCCAGCCCCTGGCGCTTTGACTATTTCTTATATGTCACAGGGCAAATTTTATGAGCTTAAAGATGATGGTTCAGGTCAGCTCAAAGGTGCGAGCCCATCCTTTGGTTCGGGTGTAATTAATTATGAAACAGGTTCATGGCTTTTAACGACTGGTGCTTTGCCAGATGTCGGTACGCCGATCCTGTTGAACTGGGGTACACCGATAGTCACCTTTGTCCGATCAAACTTGAGTGTGGAAAAAGCAGCATTTGATTTTGATTTGGGTCGACCAGGTGTATTGCCGGGTATCACCATTAACTGGACGCTTGAAGGGGAAGCAAGAACGGCAACCTCTAATGCTCAAGGCAAGTTTACTGGTGATGCTACGGGTGAAATCAACTATGCCACAGGTATCGGTAAGATCATTCCAAACCAGCTGCCGCAAAAAGGTACAGTTTTCTCGGTCATTTATAACTATGGCCAATCACTTGAGCAGACCAAGATGGATGTTGCGCCTGCAAATCAAAAGCTAACCTTTACCATTGGTACTGGACCAGCAATTCAGCCAAATAGTGTTGAGTTAAAAATTCCACTTCAAAGCAGTGAGGGGATTACAGGGTCTGTGACGCTAACCGATGTGCCGGTGAATGCAACTATTGGAAATTTGGTAAACAATCGCGGTCAAGTGCAAGGCACTATTATCTATGCTACTGGCGCAGTTGAAGTGACACCCCAAGCCACCGCAAACAAGTTTGTGCAAACCTACACACCAATGACTATTTACGCATCAGCATAGTGAGGAAATATGTCTTTTTATTCTCCACAAACATCTGGTATTAAGGGCGAGCAGGTTGAATTAAAAGCCCTTAATGCTGTTGATGTTCGAGTGAAATACCGCGATACATCAGGTTCCAATTCGGCAACCCATACAGTGACAGCAAACAAGCTCAAGCTGGATTTATCTTCTGGCTTTGATGAGCAGATTTTGACAGGCTCAGCCCGATTTAAAGTCGGTGCTGATACCTTTTTAGATCGTACAGGCTTGCTGTACCGTAATGTGAATCCTGCGAATAACAGCGGGATTCAGTCGGGTGTTATTCAATACGGTACCGGGATCGTTGAAATTGATTCTTGGACACCGAATGCAGATAACACCATTACCTTGGAATCCTTAACCACTACAACCGACCTATTGCCGGTCAATAAAATCAGCTTTAGAACGCCAATCATGCCGATCCGGCCACAGTCTTTGACTGTTGTGGTCGGGACGCTTGAATACGGTCAGCTCACCTTGACTGCTGATGAAAACGGATTAATTGAAACCAGTCGGGCGCATGGTAAGGTGAGTTACGACACCGGATTTGTCAGTATTTACTTCTATACCCAAACCAAAATTACTGAAGCCAACCGCGCCGAAATTATGGCCAATGACTGGTATGATCCGCTGTTGGAATACCAGGAAGGTGTAGATACTTATGTCAACATCCCGGTATGGGTGGATGCTTCCTCGGTACGGTATAACGCAGTGGCTTATACTTACATTCCACTAGATTCTGAAATTTTGGGACTGTCAGCGACCCGTCTACCTTTAGATGGACGTGTTCCGATCTTCCGGGTTGGTGATATTGGTATTGTCAGTTCCAGCAAGTCTTTGCAGCTGCCTGATGAAATCGCAGGTAAGACTTATGAATTACCGGATCAGCGTATTAGTTGGGCAGAGCTGGAAGATGCCGACGGGATCAAGATTCCCTTTGATATGTACTCAATTGACTATGATTACGGCAAACTGACTTTAGGTGGGGATTTCGCCCTAAATAATTTAAGTGCACCTCTCACACTGCGCTATCGCTACCAGGATATGCTGTTAATCAGGGATGTCCAGATCAATGGCCAGATCACCTTTACCAAGCCGCTGACACATAACTATGATTTTGAAGATACCGTGGTAGGTTCAGCGCTGGTGATTGATGACATGCAATCACGTTATACCGGCAAGTTTGTGCAAGAGACCTGGAATAGTATCTGGAATGATCAGCCTTCTGAGGGAGCCATATCCGCAAACTATAATGATGCCTTGTATCCGATTGAAGTAACCAACAAAGGAGCAATTCAAGAAAGATGGGCACTGGTCTTTATCTCTGATACCACTTTCAGGATTGTAGGTGAAACGACTGGCCAACTAGCCGGAACCGGTTCAACCAATGCGGATTGCGCTCCAATCAATCCGGTCACCAATTCACCTTACTTTGTGGTGAAAAAAGAAGGATGGGGCGCAGGTTGGACCAGCGGAAATGTACTCCGATTTAATACGATTGCAGCCATGTTTCCGGTGTGGGTGATCCGTACCGTGAAACAGTCAGAACCAACCGTATTATCAGATGAGTTCCAGATTATGCTGCGTGGCGATATTGATCGCGTAGTCTGAAAATTAAGTTAAATATGGCCGCTTTAAGCGGTCTTTTTTATGGAATAAATAAAATGGTCACAGGCAAAACAGTCAAGTTCTTCACTTCAAAAAATAACAATGCTCCGCAGCTACTTAATGTGCAGGGCTCAATGCTTGCTCTTCTGGATGCCTGTCTTGTATCTGGTATTCAAGTGGGAACGGTTGCCTCACTTACGGCCAGCGGCACCACAGCAACAGCGACTTTTGGCATGGTACATAACCTGATGAAGCATCAGGTCATCCGAATCAGCGGTGCTACACAAGCTGAATTTAATGGTGACTTTAAGATCAAGCAGATTGTAAACACCAATACCTTCACCTTTGAGCTAAATACTGCAGCTACGGTTGCCAATGCCACAGGAACGATTAACTGCATGCTGGCACCGCTTGGCTTTGAAAAGCCATTCTCAAGCACGACAGCCTTAGGTGGTGGCCGAGCCGCTTTCCGCTCGAAAGATGAGTCTCTACCGAACAGGCCTTTTTTACGTGTGGTGGATGAACGGATCTCTAGTTATAGCAATAACTATGCAAAATATGCCAAGGTTGGCATTGTCGAGAATATGACTGATATTGACACCATGACCGGAGTACAGGCGCCTTATATCGCCTCAGCCCCCACACGTAACTGGAATCCGACAGGAAGCGGATTGAATATCAAAAATGGCTGGGCCAAATGGTATTACTGCTCGGCAGGTGAATACAATCCGGATAGCACCAGTCTTGCCGATTTTTCGATTGTGGCGGGTGATTGGTTGGTTGTAGGAACAGATACTGGCTTCTACATTATGAATTCAGTCAATAATGATCTAAATACCATTGAGGATGAGAAAAAACTCGCATATTGCTATGGCTTTGGTGCTTTTGAGCCTATTGCAGATGATGATCTTTTTAGTCATTTTTTACTAGCAACAAACATCTGGGAAATTGCACAAGGTATTAGTTATCGCGCTGAAAGTTACACGAGTAGTGTGACGGTGGGTTCGGAAAATCCAGATTACTCATCTCTTGGGCGAAGTGTTTTTTTACAGCGTGGTTATAAGAAGTCTGCCTATGCTCAAGCCACGTGTGACAAGGTGAGTTTAGGGTCATCTGTCGTAGTTAGCGGTACCATAAATAGTTATGTTGCAGCAGCAGATAAAATTGGTGGAGTCTTATTGCAATCTCCATTGGTCATGGAGGTTTTGGACACGTCGCAGTTTCTACCCCGGGGATTTTTACCACTAATTAAAACCATTCCCCATAAAGCTTTATATACAGATCTTCAGATTTTGGAGCAGGCTGGGCATATGTTTATTGCTAAGAAGGTAAGAGGAAGTGGTGGCACTCCAGATGGAGTAGTCGTCTTTGATCTTGGAGAGCTGTGATGGGAATTAAGATTGTGCAGTCAATCGCACTAGTGTTTAAAAACAATATTGCCTTTAAAACTGCTGATGCTAAATCAATCAAGGGTCAGGTGCAGGAAAAAAAAGTGCCATTGCCTTGCCGGGTACGCCTGTTTGAACGTAAATCAGGGCTTTTAATGTCTGAAGTGGCGACAGACAATCAGGGGCATTATGCCTTTTATAATTTAAATGATGAGGAGCGATTCTTTATTGTCGCCCATCACCCGAGGCTTCAGTTTAACGCAGTCATTAAAGATAACGTGGTGCCAAAATGATTACACCTTCCTTAAATGCCGGGCTTTCGATGCTGCAGGCATTAACCTTATTTATTGATCAAGGTAGCGCAAATGCTACCTTTGTTTTTTATGATGACAGCAAACCTGCAGATACCACTGTTCCATCGAATGAAGCAGCTCGATTGGTGACTATGGAGTTGCCCAAACCCAGCTTTAAGCGGCTGAAAAATACGAGCATTGAGTTATATCCCACTGGTGAAGGCACCATTGTTAAGACAGGAAAAGCCGTCTGGGCACGACTTTATAATGGTGATGGTGTCGCGGTGATGGACTTTGATTGCACTGTTGATATGGCACTTGATACCGTTGATCTGGTGATGGGAGCCTCATACGATCTGGACTCAATTGAATTCTTCCCATCAATTTAATGAGGTGAGCATGTGTCGAATTATACGCCACCGGATGCACATAATTTAATTCTCGACTTTGATGAGCCAGCAACCAGCTCGACAGATTTAAATTTCGGGGACGCTGCAAGTAGTAATACCGTTTCAGCCTGGGTGGGGTTAAGGCTCACAAGCCAGATCCATGGCAAGCAGATTGACTCAGCCAAAGATCAGGTGCTGGCCACGATCAGAACTGGCATTAATGTGCAGATTACCGGCAAGCAGACGATCAACTATCTGCGAAAAGTCAGGGCAGTCATTAATACTGGTGTGCTGGGTGAATTTAGTGATCATTTTGATTTGAACTTTATTGTTGGTGTATCTAGTCAATTCAATGCTTCATTTCAGAAAGCCTTATTTAAAGCAATTCAAGTGAACACACGCTGGGCCAAACCTGTCTTAAGGGTGCATAACAGTGTCTTTTATTTTGAGCGCAGCTTGGATTTAAGTAACCATGCATCAGTCGGGTTTGATAGTGCGAATGTGCTACATCGTGCCGTTCAAATGATACATGAGCAGGCAACAGGCTTATCACGCAGTGCTTATCTGAAATGGCAGGAAAATGAACGTCTGGTTATCTCCAGGATTTTGGTATTTGAAGAATCCAATAAGCTTAGGATTAATCAAAAAACTGAATGGGATGAACTGGTCCGTAAACGTAAAACTTTTACTTACTCCCATCAGGTAGCACACGTTTTTGAAAAGCATTTTTCATTTGAGTGGGATAAAGGCCTTGAGATTATTACTACATCCAGTATTGCATGGGATAAAGCCAAAGCTATTCATTACCGCAAGCATCCGGTATTACCATGGCCAAAACCTGAACCACCGCAGTATGAAAGTAACAATGATCTTAATTTTAATTGTCTGTGTGATGACCAGGATGCACATAACCTTATTTTAAATTTCGGGGATGATGAGTGTATTCCCGGTTTACCGAATCAAAACTGGTGGTATATCGTGAATGAATTATCAGTGAGCCGTCTGGATAACGGGGAGAATATCCTTGTTTATGATGGCAATTACAGCACAGATCGTAATGGCTGGTGCTGGTCATATAGTCTAACCGTACCAGTATATGAAATATCTAAACTTGAACCAATTAATGGTCTACCTGTGATTTTAAAAATCATGGTTAATGGCAATGAACATCATATGTTGCTAGAAAACCGAAGCCGTTCACGGCGGTTTGCTCAAGTCACATATGTATTAAAAGGGCGTAGTCAGTCTGCCTTGTTGGATGCACCCTATGCACCTACACGATCCTTCACCCAGGAGAATGAACGTACAGCTCGACAATTGTGCCAGGCTGAACTTGATCGAGTGAATAGCTCAACGCAGCTAAAGTGGGAACTGGTTGACGAGTTGAGCTGGATCATACCAAGCGGCAGTCTAAGCTATTCAAACATAACGCCTATTGCTGTCATCAAGATGATTGCTGAAAGTGCAGGCGGCTTTGTATATAGCGAAAAAGGCAGCAACACCATTACAGTCAAACCCAAGTACAAAAAGACATTCTGGGATTCAATAGCAGTTGAAGAATATGATCGATTAATACCGGAGAGCCTGGTTACTGAGCAATCTACTGATTACCAACTATATCCAGATTATAACGGAATCACTTTGACCAATGATCGCGGTCAGCTAAGTGGACAGGTGCGACGCACTGGCACACCAGCCAATACCCTGCTAGAGACTGTCAACAATCCGCTATTTACAGTTGAAAGTATGGGGGCATATGGCAAGGCAGCTCTAGCCAAGGCCGGCATGGTCGAAACCCACAATCTGGTCATGCCTGTGAATGCAAATACCGGTGAATGTGCTCCGGGTGAGTTGGTAGCTTTTAATGCAGAATGGTGGGGCATGGTTGAGAACGTGAGTGTCTCGTTCAATCATGCAGTAATTAATCAAAGTGTCAAAGTGGAGAGCATTAACCGTGAGTAATCCATTACAGCGTTTAATTGATTTGCTACCAAAGGCTCCCGAATTCATTGGTACCATTACTTCTGTGGATCATCCCAATTACAAGGTTTTAGTGGTAGATGGATCCGGGCTAGTCATGTGTACAAGTACGACTAAATATACGAATGGCACCCGGGTATTTGTATCGAGCAATGAGATTAAGCGCCCGGCACCAGAAGGAAGGGTGGTGCGAATAGAAGTCTAAACTTAATTAAACAACTGCACCTTTTTAGGTGCTTTTTTTATTGCTAAAACTTAGGAGGGCGTATGCCTGACAGTGAAACATATGGAGTGCGTGTTGAGAAAAAGCTAGATCAGCTGCGTTTAGAAATGGGCGAGCTGAATAACAACGTTATTCGTTTAACTGAACGAAATGAATATTACCAATCACAGGCAGTAGCAAACCGACGGGATATTGATCTGCTTCAAGCAGATATGAATCAGGCAAAGGGAGGCCTCACCTTTGCAAAAGCCATGGGTGGATCTGCTATTGGACTGCTTATAGCGTTTGGTTCCTGGATGTTTCAGAGCAATACCGGACTTGCCAAAGAGAATGCGGGACTAAATCAAAAACTGGCCATCATTGAATCAAAACAGATTCGAATGGATACAGATCTTGCAGCAATGCGTAATCAAATTGATCAACAGAAAAAATAAATCATCAAAGAGAGGAATCAATGAAATTAATTAATGAAAGTGTCTGGAAATTTGACTCAGTAAAATATGGCGCCTATATGGCGCTTTTTTTATCCTGCTTACATTTGATCCTGCAGGAGGTTTATAACGCCAATGTATTGCCGGAACCATATCAAACAATTGCATCTTTAGGTTTGATGTTCCTGGCTGTACTCATTGGCCGTAAAAAGGCCCAGCCAAATCTGCACCAACAAACTTTAGGCTTCGCAACAATTACAGCCGGCCATAGCAATACTGATCCTGGTGCAGTGAATGGCAAGGTGAAAGAAGCAGATCTGGTGGTCAACTTCCGCAATGCGGTGACTTATTATTTGCGTGAAGCTGGGATTCAGGTCAAAACCGATGGCACTGGATCTCGAAATGATCCACTTTCATCAGCTATCAAATTGATCAAAGGATCCAGTGTTGCAGTTGAGTTCCACATGAATGCTGCAGCATCGAAACAGGCCAATGGTGTTGAAACAATTGCACTGCCAAAAGATAAAAAATTGGCTCAGGAATTATCTGCAGCTGTAGCCAGTGCGTTAGGCAGTCGCGTACGTGGTGACAATGGTTGGATTGATCAATCAAAGTCAGCACGCGGAAGTCTAGGGTACATTCATGCCGGTGGCTTGATTGTAGAGCTTGGTTTTATCTCAAATGAAGATGAACTTGTCCGGTTTAATGCACGATATTGGATTGCAGCAAAAGCTGTGGCCAAAGTATTAATCGATTATGAAAAAGGACTTAAATAATGACTACATTAACAATTGAACAAGTCGCTAAATCCACATTAGAAGTTGCTGAATCCGGTGGCCCAATCCTAAGCCAGATTGCAAAATATATGGATGCAGCTGAAAAGCTAAAAAACAGCACTTTGTCTGGTGAAGAAAAGCGAAACTGGGTAATTGAGTACGCTACAAAAGAAATCAAAGAGGTCTTTAATAATCTTGATTACTGGCTGCCATTGATCATCCGATTTATCAATGCTGTGAAATCTGCATTCAATTTACTCAAGAAAGCTATCTTTTAATTAAGCAAGCCCTCAAGTTAGGGCTTGCACGGCTCATTCAATTTGGATGGAAGCGAACCCAAAAAACTAAAATAATTAGAAACTTCATAAATTATTTTAAAGTCAAAAAATTAGCCAAAGTCTAGCAACTTGAAGCTTGTTTGCTCAATGAATCTAATTAAAAAGTCGTATAAAAGCCAGTTTGGTTGACAGATGTTAAATGTAGCAATAAATTTTGGTTGACAGATTTTGAAATTAGCAATAAATTGATTTTAACCCAACATTTCACTATTTATTGCGGATATTTTTTATGGAATGGCGTCATCCTTCTTCATTCGAACCACAGCTCACCGATGAGGTCATAGGCTTCTTTGCTCAGCATATGTTAGATATTTATAAAGATATCCTTGATGTACTTAGTACAGAAGATGATTCAAACTATGGCCGTGGTACTAGTATTTTTGACCGTACTCGCAATCGTTTGTTAACTTTAATCATGAAACAACAGTGCCCAGTAGATGTTCACTTGGTCAATGGTTCTTTAAAATTTATTTTCCAAATTGGTCATGCAACTATTCGGTTCTTAAAAGATGATTTTGAGAATCCGAAGAAAAAGAAATACTTCATGCAGCAACTGCAAAGTTTGAGCTTGTTTCCACTTGATGATCTACAGCCTCACTATTGGCGTTTTATGCTTAATGAGCCAAAAACATTAGATGACGAGCCTTTAGTGGTATTCGCTGGTTATAATTTAGCAAATGAAGTAGTTGCATACTGGGATTCTAGTAGTATTGCCGGTACGAATTATATTCACTTAGATGAGCCTGAAACACCAACTTCTGTAGAATTGGGTTCTCCATTGGTTGAAGATCCAGATATGGATCATGAGGATGATGACGATTCCGAAGCTGTAAACAACTAATTGTAAGATGACTAGCCATGACAACACAGTTTAATGGCTTGGAACTAAAACTTCTTAGACAATTTTATGAATTATCTTTAGAAGACTTAGGTAACAAGCTGGACTATGACTATACACGTCAATATCTTCATAAAGTTGAAACTGGGCAGACTTTACCCAACGATCAATTTATTGACAAAGTGGCGCATTATTTTAATGTGCCACGGTCTTTTTTCATGCAACTAAAATCTGTTTTACATGAAGACCAGATCCATTTTAGAAGTAACCGTACCGCGAAAGTTTCCTTTAAGCAGATTGTTATCGCTAGAGGCGAATACATAAAGCGATTGACTGAATATCTGGACTCAAAACTCAGATTACCTAAATATGATATTCATACTTCGGATGATGAGCCAATAGAACAGAATCAAGTAATTGAGCTTATAGCTGAGAAGTGCCGTGAGAAATGGGGTTTAGGTTTAGGCCCAATTAGTAATATGGTTCGACTTTGCGAAACTCACGGCATTATCGTGACAACATTTTCTTCTATATCTAAAGAAGTAGATGCCTTATCTTTAGCTACAAAACGTCCAATCTTTGTGCGTAATGAGGCAAAAGAAAGTATATGTCGTCAGCGTTTTGATTTGGCTCATGAACTTGGCCATCTTGTATTACATGATGGCATTATAACTGGAGATAGGTTAACAGAATCACAGGCAAACCACTTTGCTTCGGCTTTGTTAATTCCTCAAGTTATGATGCGTACGCACTTTCCAACGTGGTATAGAAATGGTCGTTTTAACTGGGCTAAATTGAGCGAATTTAAACTGACTTGGAAGGTAAGTAAGGCTGCAATACTATATCGTGCTAAACAATTGGGTTTATTAACCCAAGAGCAATACACCAGTGGTGTGATTTACCTAAAAAAAACAGGTGAGGGCATTACTGAGAAAGAAGACCATTTAATACCTAAGGAGAAGCCTGAGCTCCTTCAAGCCTGCTTTGCTATGCTCGCGAAAAAGAAAATTTATGCAGAGGATATAGCTCAAACCTTGAATGTGAATATTGGTTTTCTTGAAAGTTTGGTTGGAATGGAAATTCCAAGAAAGCCAAGACTTCCTAAACTGGTAGAAGAAAGCGCCTAAGGGCGCTTTTTTTGAGAAGAAAAAATGTGTAGAAGGTGGATAATATAGATTCAATGATGTTGCTATTTGCTATCTAAGATATTGATTATTTAGTTAATTTTGTTAAAATTGTTCTAAATAATTACTATATGAAGTTTTGAAATGCAACAAAAGATATACGTGTTAGATCGAAATATTGTTTCAAGAATTAAAGATCATCTCAACGGCCGTTTAGCTGATAATAAAATGGATACTATCGATAATTTGAAATCAATAGATCACGAAAATAATATTATAAGTATTTTGCCAGCTATTGACGAATCTACACTGGGAAGAGGATTAAATGTTGATGATAAAGAACATTTTATAAAATCTACTTCTGAAGAATTAGAAGCAATAAAAACTTTTTTTAAAAAGGCGAAAACTGAATCTAAATTATTTGATTCCTGCGAGTGGAATTATGAAAAATATTTTGACTTGATTGCAATGGATTCATATAGTCATGAAAACTTCATAAATAGCAGTAAATTAATTCGTAAAGCTTTAGATTTATATGTTGAAAATAATGAAAAAGGCCTAGTAAATGATTATTTTAATTTAATATTGCAATTTATTAATTCATTTACAAAAGATGAGCTCAAGAGAGGACCTTTATTACATTGTTTAGCGTTTCTGGCTAATGCTGGAACTGATAATTGTTTTTCTCATATGTTTTTAGGTAAAAAGTTTGCAAATAAACTTAAGTCAAATGAAAAATATTTAGACAATAGAATATATAATGTTTTTATGGATATTGCATTTTCAAAGCATGTAAGTTTTTTAAAAGCTTATGGGATACCTATTGATATTGAGTTAAAAACAGCTGATGAGGCTCTACTTGAAGTGATAAGTAAAACTCAAATTAATTCAAGTAAAAAATTAAATAATAATTCTGATTATAATGAGATAGCATATCAAGTAACAATGGATGAAAATCAATTTTCGAGATTTTCTGATGATCAATATGATTTTTTAGCAGATGTATCTTGGAATGAAAATGTTCATTTTTTTAGCGAAAATGATCAGTTAAGAATTTCTTTAAGACCTCTTGAAAGGCATAAATCCTATCCTAATAGTAATATTGTGAATACAAAATTATTTATGTATTTTATTTATCAAGGTTTAGCTTATGTTGGGAAATTAGCAATTAATGTGGATTTAAATACTCATAGTTTTTTATTTAAAGCAGAATATAATAATTATGCTTTGGATGATCAATATAAAAAAAATATACTTAACAAAGCTATAAAAATTACCAATAAAGTTATTGAAGATAATAATTTGAATATTTTAGAGTATACAAAAAAGATGGTACCATGGTGTTAGAACACAGGAATTAAAAAAGTACCTTAAAGTGCTTTTTTATTCAGGTAAACAGCTTTGAATTAATTCTATAATCTTGTCATTTGGTTTCACTGTTATTATTTCTCCAGTAGTAATAGATACCGCAATTTTCCATTTTTTTACGTGCTTTCTTTTTATGCCATCCTTAATAAAATCAGGCGCCCAAAGAATTTTAATAGCATTAACCTCAATAGCCCATCTCGCTGTCTCCCCATAATTAATCATTTTAGGCAAAGTATCAGTAATCGGATTTGGATTAAGAGGGACTATGAAAGATTTCTTTTTGCTTATTTTCCATGCGATATTCTGAATAGTTACAGGTTTATTTCCCTTATTTGTAACATCAATACACACATAATGGTCATCATCATTATATTCGCGAATATATCCGACTAAAAATATTAAATTTGATGTAATGATTAGATTTACTTTGTCATTTTTTCGAGCTAAATACAAAGATGTGATAACTGCAGCAATTGTTCCAATTGATGCTAGCCATGTACCGACCATTGACCAAAATGAAAGGTCAGTAGCTGTCAAACCAAAGTAGGTCGTTTCCATTTTTAATCCCTAAAACTCTCACCTCTAGGAATAGAATACCAATAACGAATCTTCTTTCCATCGTTTAAAGTTTCAATATTGATTAGCTGGTATTCAGGATTGTCATAAAAAATTCTTGAGATCATTTGCTCAACACGTGCTGTACGTTCATGTAACGGCTCTTTTGGGTAATCCTCAATGCAGTTCACATCATTAAAATAAATAGAACGACCAGATTTTCCCTCTACTTTAGATTTGAAACCTAAGTCTATTAGTTCAAGCATTGCCGTATTTAGCGATAGATTATTTTTTTCGGCATAGTCCATTAGTGATTCATATTGTTCCTGAGGCATACGGACTTGTGTACGTTTCCAATCATCTTGAGAAACTGCTCTCCCAGTTTTATTTTCAGCCATTATATGTGCTCATAAATACATTTGACATGATAATAACACTATGAAATACTAAACTCAATGACAAGATAATCATGTCATTAAAGCTTAAATAAAAACGCCCCGAACAATCTTGGCGGATCACGGGGCGAGTTATCAATCTTCATAGAGAGAAAACTGATATGAACAGTCTATCATTTAACGCAATACAATTTCATCCAGTACAACAGAACGATGATCAAATTTGGATTACTTCTTCTGAATTGGCTTATGCATTAGGTTATAAACATGCTGATTCAGTAACACGGATTTATAATCGAAACAGTGATGAATTTACTCCGGGTATGACACAAGTCATTGATAATCCCCAGACGGTCAATTTGACCGTACGGATATTTAGCTTGCGTGGAGCGCATCTCATCACGTTCTTTGCTCGTACTTCTGTTGCAAAGGAATTCCGAAAATGGGTACTCGATGTACTGGAAAATGAAATACAGCATCAGCAAATTGACACTCGATTAAAAATCAATTCAGAGCAACAAGCCATACTCAAGGAAATTGTTGACCGACGTTGTGAAGGCAATGTAAAGAAACGCACCGAACTTTGGAGCCGGCACAACCAGCACTTTCGTATCCCACGTTATAGCGAACTGTTGGCCATCCATTTCCAAGACGCAGTGGATTACCTGGAAACGATGCAGATCAAAGCAAAAAGAGATGTTCATATAGATGAAAATCAATCTATAGAAATGCTGTGTAGTCATGCTCGCCTGTTTCAAGCATGGTGGAATACCCATAGTCCGACATTAGCTAAGCTTAATCCGCAACTGGTTTATATGTTGCATGACAATATGTTCTCTATGAATCATTCCATATCGGATCTATGTAAAAAGTTTGGTATAAGCCTTCCAACCTATGACTATGATCATATGTTTGAACTGAAAACACTTCCGCATGAACGATACAGATTGCTGAAATAACAAAAATACCGCCTGAAAGGGCGGTTTTTTATTTCTACCTACAAAATCTCTAAATATTTTCTCATTCTTTATCGTGTGTTCTATATAAAAGTAGATCCAGTCTTTCATTCTTATTATTACCTCTCTTTTCAATAGACCTATCGTCAATTATCATCATGGCATTGTGGTAAAATTCTACTCAATAAATCAGCAATTTAAGTAAGCAGTCTACAAACTTTTAAAAATCTACAAAAAATTAATTTTGTAGACTGATTTGTAGACTGTTGAGCTGCAAATAAGGCAAAGTGTATGCAATGTGATGCAACTATGAATAATTTTAAGTTATTGAATATGCAAGGTATTGCAAGATAATGCAACTAATGACAATACAAACAAAACTAGGTGGTTTTTACTTCTGTTATTACGCCATTGTAGGCGCATTCATGCCATTCTGGAGTTTGTATCTTGAAGATCAAGGTTTCAGCTATTCAGAGATTGGGATTCT